GCATCTGTTGGTATTGCTCAAACAACTCCAAGTCTGTTTGCTCAGGTAATCCTTGCTGAGGATCTTCCTGTTCTCAGAGTTACTAAGCAAAATGCAAGATTTGAACCTGGTGAGTTGCTGTATGTGAATTCTGACTTTAGTAATGGATCTACTGATCTGACTGTGATCAGTTTCAATGATCTAACTGGTAAGTTGAACATCAGTGGATCTACCAGAATTGAGTCTGGAGATACACTTACTGGTGGCACAAGTGGTTCTAAGTGTACTATTGATAACGTAGTAAGTTATGTTGGTAGTTTTGAGATCGATGCATTCTCTGACGTAACCCGTGGTTGGAAAGATGATATTGGCAAACTGAGTGAAGATTACTCAGTCATGGGTGATAATGATTATTATCAGAGAATGTCTTATTCTATTCAGAGTGAGAAGACATTTGATGATGTCATCAGTTATGTCAATGAGAATGTTCACCCAAGTGGATTCAAGAACTTCAAAGACATGCAGTTGACACCTAGTGCGTCTCTGCTGAACGGACAGAATGTTGGCGCATCTCTAACAACTGCACAAGAAGAACCATTCCTGGTTCTCGATGTTATTGCTGACGAAGGTGCTCTGAGAGTTGATACAATTAATGACTTTGACTTTGCCAGAGACGTTGATGCTACAACCACAACGTCTAAGTCTATTGATCTTGAAAACATCAGAATTACAGACTACATTCTGAACAAGACAAACAGAGTTATTCCTATTGACGATATTAGTGGACAATTCTTGGGTGGTCCTCAAGACGAGTTCCTGTCATATGCTGATGTATTCCAGTTTGCTTCTGGTAGAAGAACCAACAAGTTCTTGGTTCAAACTAGAAACATCACTGAGAATGATGAACTGAATGTACGTGAAGTTATTTTGGTTGCCAATAGCAACAACACATATACTCTTGAGAAAGCAGGTGCTGGAGATAGCATTGGTGAATATGATGGATCTTATGATGGTGTTCAATATGCTCTGAGATTCAGTCCTAATGATCCTGATGATGTTGATTATGAAATCAAAGCACTGCAAACCATCTTTACCAATAACACTGGTTTCGGATCTCAGGCAATCGGATTTGTTGATCTTTATTCTCAACAAGTAACTATCGGTGCTGCAAATACATCAACCATCTTAGGATTCACAACTGCAATTACAGACACCATTTACGGTAGTTTTGAAATCTATGATTCTACTGATGATAGAACAGATTATGTTGAAGTTGTTCTGACTCATAATGATGATGATACTCACCTGACAGAAGTTGCAGCATTCAATACTAATGTTGGACTCAATGGACTTTCTGGTCCATTTATCGGAACATTTGGTTCCGACTTGACATCTGGTGTCATGAATCTTGTATATCATAATGACGGTGCCAATGAAGTTACTGTCAAGTCTCAAATCATTGGTATTGGTACAACTGCTACTGGAATTGGAACTTACAGATTTGCACCACAAGGAACACCTGCAGGTGCTGAAAGAACTGGTAGATTTGAATCTAACTTTGCTCTTGTTACTGGTGGCACTAAGACTAAGATTGCTGGAATCAGCAGCACTGTTGATGGATCTGCCAAAGCTCTTGTAAGAGTTAGTATTGGTGAAACTCAAGCAATTCATCAGGTTTACATTACTAATGACTCCACTTCTCAAGTAGAAACTGATGTTGCAAGTTTTGCCTATGCTTCAGTAAATGATGTAAATGGTATTGGCACATTCTCTGCAGAATACAGTAATGATGGTGTGGACATCATGTTCCATCCAGATTACAGTGGTGATATTGAAGCACAAACATTCAGTGAAATCATCTACACCGAACTTGATCAGAACAGTAATGATGATGGTGTTGGTGGAACAACTTATGGTGGAATCACTCAGCAGGCACTCCACAGTGTTTACTTTGGATTGAACCAGAGAGACAAGACTGCATTCGAAGCAAAGCATAACGGATCTCCAATCTATGCTAAGACTCTTGATCCAAGCAATACTGGTATTCTCAGCACCACCACTGGTACATTCACCATGGACCACTTCTTCTACAGTGGTGAGGAACTGCAATACAGAGCAGAATCTAACCTTGCTGGTGTTGCTGGAACTGGTATCGTCTATCAATCTGGTGCTGGTACAACTGCTAGATTGCCAGAAACTGTATACGCAATCAGATTGAATCAGGGTAGATTCAGAGTTGCTATTTCAACTGCCAATGCACTTGCTGGTACTGCTGCCACATTCACTGCCGTAGGATCTGGCAACCAGCACATCTTCTCTATGGTGAAGAGAGCATCTAAGACATTGCTGACTATTGATAACATTGCTCAAGGTCCAATCAGCAGAACACCTTTTGAAGAGCAGACAATGCATGCCGTTGGTGCTGGCACAAGCATCATTCAACTGAGTGGAATTGCATCTGCTAGAGCAAATGACATTCTGAGAATTAATGATGAATACATGAGAATCACCACTGTTGGTCTTGGTTCTACCAATGCTTCAGGCATCACTGGACTCAGCACTCTGCCTCTTGCAGAAGTTACCAGAGGATATGTTGGATCTTCAGCTGTTGCTCACGGTCAGTTTGATACTGTAACTCTTTACAGAGGTGCTTTCAACATTATTGACAGCACGATTCATTTCACTGAACCACCAAGAGGACCTGGTATCACCAGACTCAATGATAGAAATCTGCCACTGCCAAGATCTTCTTTCCAAGGCAGAGTATATCTCAGAAAAGATTATGATACTAACGCAGTATTTGATGATATTGCAGATGAGTTTGATGGAACTAAGTCTAACTTTATTCTGACATCTGACAAGCAAAATATTACTGGTATTGGAACTACAGGTGGTAATGGTGTTGTATTCATCAATGGCATCTTCCAATCACCATCTTCTCCAAACAACCCAGATAATAACTTCGGTATTACTGAAAGTTCTGGAATCAGCAGCATCACATTTACTGGTGTTAGATCTGATACTGGACAGATTATTGATCCAAGTGATATTAATAAGAACCAACTTCCTAGAGGTGGTGTTCCCATCACATTTGGATCTACCACTGGACTTGGATTCGCACCTCTTGTACCAGCAGAAGTTATCCCAACCGTAACTCTTGGACAACTGACTGCAGTTTCTGGTGTCTCTACTACTAGCCCTAACGTTTCGATTACAAACGTCAACTATGACAACGTAACTGGTGTTATGACTGTAACTGCTGCCAACCATGAGTTGACAGTTGGTGATAAGATTCGACTTCGCAACATTCAGTTCACATGTCCTGCTAACGGTCCTTTTACTAATAACTTCACATATCCATCCGATAAGGGAGTCTCTTTTGATATCAGTTCTTTTGTCTACGATAACCTGACAGGTCTTTCTACAGTTGGACTGACATCTGCACACAACTTCAGAGTTGGCAGAATGGTTCATCTTGAGGGTATTGAATTTAGTTGTGCTGCTCCTCATGCTGGTGTTACTACAACCATCTTCCCAGATGGAAGTTCTGGCAGAAAAGCAGTAGATATCAACAAGTATCCTATTATCGGTATTGCTGGAACTAACTCCTTCCTCGTCAATGTTGGTGTCTGCACAATTCCACACAATTATGTTGGAAATGGAACTGCATTTGAAGTCAAACCAACAGGTCCATACTATGCTACTAAGATTCTCTCTGATTCACAGTTTGAGACTCAGGTTGGCATCGTAACCTTCGCACACACATATAACACTGGTGGTACGGTTGCTAAGTGGAATAATGCTACATTTGGTAGTGGATACTCAACAGTTACTGCACCTGCAATTGCTGTTACAGAGGCTGGTCACACTGGTGCTGAGGCACTTGTTAGTGCAACCGTTGGTGCTGGTGGCACTCTGATCTTCACCATCAACCAGGCAGGCAGTGGTTATGTTGATCCAACAATCAATATCGCACCTCCTTCATATGATAACCTCACTATTGAAGGTGTTTCTAGACTATCTGTTGGTGCTACCACTGAAGTTGGTTTGGGTATGTCGGTCACCGTTGGTGTTCTTGGAATCAATACTCATTACAACAACATTCCAATTGTTGACTTTGATTATACAGATACCATTGGTATTGCAACAGTCAGTGCCGTTGGTCATGGATTCACAAGTGGTGATGTTGTAAGACTGAAGAATCTTCAGTTCTCCCCTGCTGCACCTGTTGGTTCTGGTGGAACTATCTTCCCACACTCCGATATTTCTGTTGACTACACAGTTCTTCAGTATGTTGATGAGAATAGATTCACGGTTAACATCGGTATTGCAGATACTCAAGGTGTTGGATATGCATACAGTGCAGGAACTGGTGGTGTTGCAATCAGTGGTGTTGGTGCCACAATGTTTGAGGTAAAACAGTTCGATATTCCAAAACGTGGTTATGGATTCCTGAAGGGTGATGTATTCAGAATCACTGGTATTACAACTGATCCAACTGCAGGTGACAACTATCAAGATTTTACTCTGACAATTGTTGATGCTTTCCAAGATAACTTCGCATCTTGGCAGTTTGGTGAACTGGATTATATTGATAGTGTTAAGGCATTCCAAGATGGAATCAATGCAAGATTCCCACTTGCATACAATGATCAGTTGATCAGTTTCGAAACCGATCCTACCGATCCAGATTCTGTACTGATTGATATCAAGTATCTGCTCTTGGTATTTGTCAATGGTATTCTGCAGGTTCCTGGTGAATCTTATGAGTTCTTCGGTGGCACATCGATTCTGTTCTCTGAGGCTCCAGCACCAGAGGATAACGTTGATATCTTCTTCTACAGAGGAACTGGTGGTGATGATAGTTTCCTGAAGGATGTTTACGAAACCCTGAAACCAGGTGATGAGGTTCGTCTGAAGAGAACACCTCTTATTGAAAAGAATGATGCTGCATATGACTTCTCCAACTTCTCTCAGGAGTACAAGAGAACCATCGTTGGTATTAAGTCTTCCAGTGAAATTGAAACTACTCTCTATAGAGGTGAAGGTGTCAACACTGTTGAACCAAAACCACTTTCTTGGACTAAGCAGAAAGTTGATAAGTTCCTTGGTGGAACATGGATTCCTAAAGCAAGAGACTCCATCGAAGCACAAGTATATCCAACTGCAAAGATTATCAGCAATGTAGTTTCTACTGGAACCACACAAATCTTCGTTGATAACAATGAGTTGTTCCTTGGTGCTACAGGCAATACCAATGAACTGGGTGCAATCATGATCAGTGGATTCTCTACTGCTGGCATTGGTTCTACCACAACAGTTCCAACAGAAGTTATTACTGGCATTCTGCCAGGTGGTGTAAGAGGTTATCAGGGTATCGTTACTGGTATTCAGACATCTTTTGCAAGACTGGAAGAGTTTACTGGATTTGATGTTTCTAAGACAGTTTACAGAAAGCAACTTGGTTTGACTGATGGGACTAACAATGATCCACAGGGTCTGTTCATTAGACCAGATGGTGAGAGATTATATGTTCTTGATGGTAATACTTTGAGAGTTACTGCATGGAACCTGTCTACTGCATTTGAACTTGATACTGCCACTATTGACAATACTAACCACATTGGCATTGGTACTCAACTTCAAAGTGTATTTGATCTTGACTTCTCTACTGATGGTACAAGAATGTATGTCATCGGTCAGGGTGCAGCTGCACCTTTCGTATTCCAAGTTAACCAGTTCAACCTGACCACTCCATGGGAACTGACTAGTGTTCTCCCTGCTGGTGTTTCTACAAATACCACAATCTCTAACCAGGGACAGTTGCACAGATCACTGCAAGTTGTGAACAGTGGACAGCAAATGATTACTCTGTCTCCAAGTCAGGCATGCTTCCGTAACTATGATTTTGGCACAAACTTTGATATTACAACAATTAGTTTCGGTAGCAGTATTGCAGTTACAGATGATGCCGCACCATCTGACTTCAACTTCAGCACAAATGGTGAGAAGATGCTGGTTATCGGTGCAGATACTCAGAGATTCTTAGAATATAATTTGACTAGTGGATGGGATATCAGCACACTTGGTATCGGATCAACTTCTTCGTATGTTCTCGGTGCTGGTGTAAGTCATTCTTCTACTATCAAACCAGATGGTGAGAGAGTATTCTTGGTAAGCAATGCTGGTGTTGGATCACAGTTCCACTTCAGTGTTCCACCTGCAGGTTTGGGTCTGATCTTCCAGTTAGATCTTACTGATGTTCCTGGTGGACTTGCTGAGAGACAAGAGTTGGTACGTGGATATAGAATGCTGGTTTATGATACTGCAGTTGGAACTGGTGTAACAACTATTGTCGGATCTGCCATTTCGACTGGTATTGGAACTGATAATGTTATTGGTATTTCTTCCAACAATCTTGATAACATCTATGAAGTTTATTATAGTCAGTTCGATGGGACAAATGGCATTGCCACTTGTTTCGTAGATCCAGCAACCAATATCGTTGGTATCGCAACTACGGGTGATTATCATAATCCCGCAGGTAAGATGACTTGGGGTAGAATTACTGGATATGACAGAGGAACACCTGCCGTGAATATTCTGCCTGATGGTAACCACTTCGATGTTGGAATGTCAACATATCCAACATTCCAGAGAAGAAATTCTGGACTGAGAGATACAGGTGCTCTCAAGAAGTCCTTATAAATATAAAAAAACCAAAATCGTCAAATAATGTCTGCGATTATTACAGATCAGTTTAGAATATTGAATGCTGAGAATTTTGTAGCTTCGATTGCGAACACTGCTAATTCTTATTATGCATTCATGGGATTATCTGATCCAACTGCCAGTGGGTATGGTAGAACGTCTACTTGGAATGGAACGGCTGGACCACCATTCCCAGTAGACAATAGCAATTACTCTAACCATACGTATGACACGATGCTATTTGGCAAACGTGTCACATCTGCTAACGCTAGACGATTGGTTAGAAAGGTAAACTGGATTTCCGGTTCTACTTACGATTACTATAGACATGACTATAGTCCTACTAATCGTTCTCAAGTAACCAGTTCGAATCGTTTATATAGTGCGAATTACTATGTTGTAAATAGTGAGTTCCGTGTTTATATTTGCTTGGATAATGGAACTGCCACAGGCATCTCTACCACTCCATCGGCATCTCTTGACGAACCAACATTTACTGACGTAGAACCTAGCACTGCAGGCACTAGTGGTGATGGTTATCTGTGGAAGTATCTGTATACAATTAGTCCTAGTGACATTGTTAAATTTGACTCTACGGAATATATCACCGTTCCCAATGATTGGTTGACAACAACCAACACAGGAATTCAAGCTGTTAGGGATAATGGTGATTCTGATACAAATAACAACCAGATCAAGGTTGTTGCTATTGATGAACCAGGTTTAGGATATCCACAATTTACTGCTAGAGAGTTCAATATTCTTGGTGATGGTACAGGTGGTAGAGTTAGAATTACAACAAACTCTCTTGGACAGGTCACAGAAACTCAGATTACATCTGGTGGATCTGGTTATTCTTTCGGTAGAGTTGATCTGTCTTCAGAAAACTCTGGTGTACAAACTTCAACTTCTGCATTTGCAAAACTGACACCAATCATTCCACCCTCTAAGGGACATGGTGCTGATGTTTATAAGGAGTTAGGTGCAGATAAGGTTCTGATGTATGCTAGATTTGATAATTCGTCTTATGACTTTGCTAGTGACACTATCTTCTCTCAGGTTGGAATCGTCAAGAATCCAGCAGTAAGAGGAACTGATACTATTTTCACCGATAACCAGTTCTCTTCTCTATATTCAATCAAGTTTGCATCTCAAAGTAGTGCTCAGGATTTGAATATCGGTGATAAGATTGAGCAAACAGTAGGTGTAGGAACCACTGCTAGAGGTATTGTTGCTTCTTATGATACTGAAACAAGAGTAATCAAGTATTATCAAGATAGAAGTTTGTATTACAATATTGGTACTGGTGATGAAAAAGATGCTGTTGATGTTAATACCAGAGCACCAGTAGTTGATTTTACATCAAGTGCTAATGCGATTACGAAAACAGGTGGATCGTTTAGTGTTAACGTTGATCAAAACTTTAGTGGTGTGACAACAACTTTGACATCTGGCAGAGTTGTCAATTTGGGAGTCAACTTTACAAATGGACTTGCAAATCCAGAAATAAATAAAAGGAAGGGAGAAATCATCTACCTTGACAACAGACCCTCTGTTACCAGGAATGAGAGACAGAAGGAAGACGTTAAAATCGTATTAGAGTTCTAATAAAATGCCACAACAGACAAATCTAAACGTCAACCCATATTATGATGATTTTGATCCTGATAAGGATTATTACCGTGTACTATTCAAGCCCGGTTTTCCTATTCAGGCAAGAGAACTGACGACTCTGCAGTCTATTCTGCAGAATCAAATTGAAAGTTTTGGAAGTCATATCTTCAAAGAAGGATCCATTGTCATTCCTGGCAATGTGGTGTATGACGATCAGTTTTATGCTGTTGAAATTGATGCGACTCATCAAGGTGGTGATGTAAGTTTATACATTGATAATTTTGTTGGCAAAAGAATTGTCGGTCAAGAGTCTAACGTAACAGCTCAGGTTCTGCATGTCATTTCGCAGAATGAGTCTGAGAGAGGTAATATCACACTCTATGTGAAGTTTATTGATTCTGGTAATACAAATACATTTGCATCTTTTACAGATGGTGAAAACCTTGAGACTTTAGAAGCAGTAGATTATGGCACTACAACTATCCCAGTGGGTAATACCTTCGCAACTTGTATTGCTGAAAATGCTAATTCTATCGGTGCAGCTGCACATATTGGTGATGGTATCATGTTCCTCAGAGGAACATTTGTAAGAGTTTCTAAGCAGACTCTTCTGCTTGAGCAGTATTCAAATACTCCTTCATATAGAGTTGGTTTAGTCATCAATGAGACTATCTCAACAATTAAAGATGATGCCAGTCTGTATGACAACGCAAAGGGATTCTCTAACTATACTGCACCTGGTGCAGACAGATTACAGATTGAATTAGTCCTTGGTAAGAAGTCTGTATCTGATACCACAGATGTAAACTTCATTGAACTTCTGAGACTTGAAAATGGCAAGATCAGAAAGATCATCAAGAATACTGATTACAACATCATTCGTGACTATCTTGCGAAGAGAACATTTGATGAGTCTGGAGATTATTCTGTCAGAGATTTTGAGTTAGATATTTTCAATTCTTTGAATGATAGACTTGGCAATAATGGTTTGTATTTTGCCAATCAATCTACATTTGAAGGAAACACTCCTACAGACGATCTTGCATGTCTGAAGGTAGGTCCTGGTCTTGCATATGTCAAAGGATTTGACGTAGAGAAGAATGGGACAACAATTATTGACGTAAACAAACCCAGAGAGACTAAAGAAGTCAAAACTTCTGCAGTTGATTTTGAGATGGGTAACCTCGTCAAAATCAATCATGTAACTGGTGTTCCTCAGTTCAAGAGTTCTGTTCAACTGTTTGATAGAAGAAGAGCAGGTGGTGGAGGTGGACAAGGTAACCAAATCGGTGAAGCAAGAGTATATGCTGTAAAGGCAGAAACTGCCGTTGGTATTGTAACTGCATCCTCTACATTTGATTGCTATCTGTACGATGTTCAAACATACACCAGACTGAATGTTAACTCCAACCTTAGTGGTGCTGAACTGCCAGAGTCTTCTTACATTAAGGGACTGAGCAGTGGTGCTACTGGATATGCTACTACTGTTGGCACAGGTAGCAGTCAGATGTATCTGAGACAGACCTCAGGATCATTTATCCAAGGTGAGGCTATCTCTATCAATGGCATTTCTATTACCCCCAGAACTGTTACTACAGTCAAGGAGTATGGTGCTAGTGATGTCAGAATGGTATTCCAAGACACTAGTGCGGTTGCTGGATTCAATACTGACTTCCAAGCAGATACAAGTTTAGATTTCAGAGTACCCGTCAACTTCAGTGTTGCCGATACCCTTACCATTTCTAACACTGGTGCCACCACTTCTGCAGGTAACAACTTTGCCAACTTTAAGGTTGGGGATATTGTTAGATATCAGAAGCAGAGTTCAACTGTTCCAACATTCAACAGAGTTGCTACCGTTGCTGCAGATGGTCTCAGCATGACTCTGGCAGCAGTTGCTAGTGTAAATGGTGTATGTGATGGAACACTTCCTAGTGGAACTATTGAAGTTCAATTTACCACTGGTAAGAGCAGAATTCAGAATGAAGGTGAAGGACACCTGTATGCTCAACTTGATGATGGTAATATTGCCACAGTTGATTTTGAAGGATCTGATCTGAAAGCAGTTGTGCAGATCACTGGTAAGACTACCAATGGTAGTGGTGTCATGACACTCTCTGCCTCTGATGTTACTGGTCTCACTGATGTCCTGTTTGAAGCATTTGATGAAGAGAGATATTCGGTTGTATACAGTAATGGTAATATTGAACCACTGAGAGAAAGTCAAGTCTCTATTTCTTCCAACGTTGTAACTATCAGTGGATTGCGTAATAGTCAATCTAACGTTGCAGTAACTGCCACAATTAGAAAGACTGCTATTCAGAATAAGCAGAAAGTATATAACAGAGTTTCCTCTGCTGAAATTACCAGATCTAAGTACAGCAGTTCTGGTTCTAATGCCAATACAAGCATCAATGATGGTTTGACACAGAGCAACTTCTTTGGTCTGAGAGTTCAGGACAAGGAGATCTGTTTGAATGTTCCTGATGTTGCCAATGTATTTGCTGTCTATCAGTCAATTGATGAGAATGCAGTAACCCTTGACACTGCTACATTCTTCACTAACGCAGATATTAATGATAGTGTTATTCTTGGTGAGAATCTGATTGGAAATGATTCTGGCACAATTGCTAAGGTTGTTACTAAAGCAGCTAACCAGATTACCTTTGTTTATCTAAACCAGAACAGATTCAGAACACAGGAAAATGTTAGATTCCAAGAGTCTAACGTTTTTGCACAAATCTCTGCTATCACACCAGGAAGATATAGTGATATCACAAATAGATTTAATTTAGATAAGGGACAGAAAGATCAATACTATGATTATTCACGTTTGGTTAGAAAGGATGGATATCCAGAACCTAGCAGAAGAATCACTGTAATTCATGACAACTACACCGTACCATCTAATGATGAGGGTGATATCTTCACTGTTGGAAGTTACGATGGTGAAAGATTTGGTATGGATGTTCCAAACATTGGACCAAACTTAGTAAGAGCATCTGATACTCTTGACTTTAGACCCAGAGTTGCCACATTTGATCCTGGAACTGCTACTAGATCTCCCTTTGATTTCAATTCTAGATCTTTCGCAAGTCAACCAAAACTTCTGTTGGCTGCAAATGAAAGTTCTATCATTGGATATACATTCTATGCACCTAGAATTGACAGACTTTATTTGAATAAGACTGGTCAGTTTGTATATGTTGAGGGTGTACCTGATAGAACACCTAAGGCACCAGAGAAAGATGGTGATTCCATGCTGATTGCTAATATCAGCATGCCTGCATATCTCTATAACACAGAGACCGTAAGAATCTCTAGTGTTGATAATAGAAGATATACGATGCGTGACATCGGTAATTTGGAAGATAGAATTGATGCACTGGAAGAAGTAACAGCACTGAACCTGTTGGAAGTTGAAACACAGTCTCTGCAAGTTCAAGATGCTACTGGTCTGAATAGATTTAAGTCTGGTTTCTTTGTTGATAACTTTGCAACCACTGACTTTATTGATGACAGAACTGTGATGCTGCCAGAAGATGGTATTCTGAGACCATTCCGTGATGCAACAACACTGACAGGTTTGCTGTCACCTAAGACTAGTGTTCCTGACAATGAGTTGGATCTTGCTGTTGACTATGATCTGCTTGATTCTAATGTCAAGAAGACTGGCAATGTAGTAACTTTGGACTACACTGAGAAGCAATATATTTCTCAACCACATGCAACTAAAGTTGAGAACGTAAACCCATTTGATGTTGTTCTCTACAATGGTAGTGTTAGTCTGAATCCACAGTCTGACTTCTGGGTAGTTAATCGTTGGGCTGGTGGCATCACACTTAATGCTGCAGCAGGTGGTAGACAAGGTGGTTTTGGTTTCGTAAGAACTGTCAGCAACGTTGCTGATCGTTTCATGAGATCTAGAAACGTTCACTTCTTCTCTGTTGGTCTGAAACCATATACCAGATACTATCAGTTCCTTGATGGAAATGGTGAAGTTGACGTTGTACCCAAACTTCTTGAAGTTGAGAATGTAACCAGTGTATTTGAAGTTGGAGAAACTGTTGTCGGATCTATTGATGGAACAGATCTTTGTAGTTTTAGAATTGCAAGACCAGATCACAAGGAAGGTCCTTTTGCAACACCCACAACTTCCTATACGATCAACCCATACGACAATACAACAACCCTACCTACATCCTATTCTGTAGCATCTACTGTTCTGAACGTAGATACCAGAGCAATGGCTGCTGAAGCACAAGGTGCATATTCGGGTAGAGTCGAAGTTGGAATGAGACTGAGAGGACTGAATAGTGGTGCTCAGGCAGATGTATCTGACGTAAGATTAGTCAGTGATAATGGTGGTGATTTGCTGGGATGCTTCTTTATCAGAAACCCCAATGCAAGTCCTGCACCTGACGTAAGAATTACCACAGGAACTAAGGAGTACAAACTCACTAATAGTCCCACCAATGCAGAACCTCTGCCAGGTAGTAAGTTAATCTCTACCGCAGAAACCAATTACACTGCTAATGGTAGAATTATCACCAGACAGAGTGTAAGAGTTAACTTCGTTGATCCTCTGGCACAGTCCTTCCTTGTTGAAGATGAAGGTGCATTCATCACATCTGTTGATGTATTCTTCGGCAACAAAGATCCTGGTAACATTCCTGTTGAAGTACAAATTCGCACCATGGAGTTGGGTACTCCAACAACTACTCTTGTGTCTCCTGATGCTAGAGTCCTTGTTAAACCATCTGAGATCACAACATCCAGAGACGGAACCGTTGCGACTAATATTAAGTTCCCATCACCAATCTATCTCGAACCAAACCTAGAGTATGCTTTAGTTCTTCTTGCTGACACCGATCAGTATGAAGTATGGATTGCAGAAATGGGTCAGAAGACTGTCAATGCAAGTCAACTTCCTGCTGCTACTGGTGTTGTATACAGTGCTCAGTATTCTCTTGGATCTCTGTTCAAGTCTCAGAATGGATCCATCTGGAATGCTTCTCAATATGAGGATATGACATTCAAGTTATATCGTGCATCCTTCTCTTCTACCGCAGGAACTGCTTATTTCTATAATCCTAAGTTGGATACAAGTAACAGTGGTACAAGAATTCTTGATGAGGATCCCATTGAAACTTATCCCAAGAAACTCACTGTTGGTATTGAAACATTTGCCAATGGTCACACAGGTATTACCACACTGGCAATTGGTAGAAAGGTAACTTCTGCTTCTAAGGGTTATACATATGGATTCGTTGAGCAGCAAGGTGGACCAGCAGCTGCTGGTGGATGTGGTGTTATGACAGGTGGTAGTGCATATGGCACACCATCGAACCCCGTAGGCACCTACAACATCACTGGAAATGGAACTGGACTAACTCTTAACGTTACTCAGGCAAGTGGCAGTGTAACTGCTGTTTCCGTTGCCTCTTCAGGTTCTGGATACGTACCTGGTGATACTGTTGGAATTCTTACCGCTGGCATGGGTAATGCTGGATCTGGTGCAGTTATCAACGTTGAATCTCTCTGGGGTATCGATACCCTGTATCTGACAAATGTTCAGGGTGAAGGTTTCTCTGTTGGTGCTGGACTCTCTTACTTCGATAGTGGGACTCCAGTTGCATCTAACAATGAAGTTACTTCCAGTGCTATCACAGGTGGTAGTATTAATGATGGAACATGGTTTAGTGTCAACCACTACAATCATGGCATGTATGCCGACAATAACAAGGTAGAACTTGCCAAGATCAAACCAAACACACCATTCAATCTTCTTTCTGGAAATCTGGGTGTTGATGATAATATCATCTCTCTTGCCAGCACTACAGGTCTGGATACATTTGAAGGACTTGCAGTTGGTGCAGCAAACACTGGTTATCTGGTAGTCAATGATGAAATCATTTCCTACGATCAGGTTGGTGTTGGTTCTATTAGTGTTCTTGCAAGAGGTGTTGATAGTTCCTTAACTATTGCTCATCAGACAAATGATAGAGCACAGAAGTATGAGTTGAACGGTGTATCTCTCAGAAGAGTCAACAAGACTCATGACATGGGATCACTTGATAGAACCATTGATCAATACTATCTGCAAATTGATAGATCTAATAGAAACACAGATGACAATGCATCTGCTGAACCACAACTTTCGTTCAACACAAATGCTCTGGTTGGTGGAGCACAAATTGAAGCATCTCAGAATGTTCAGTTCAACTACATTGCACCAAACTTCAGTCTGGTTACTCCTGGAGAAACAAGTGCAACTGCTACAATCAGAACTGTATCTGGTACAAGTGTAAATGGCACTGAAGTCTCCTTCCTTGATCAAGGATATGAGGCAATTGGTATTAACACGGTCAATGAACTGAGAACACCAAGACTGATCGCATCTAAGGTAAATGAAGATGCCAGAACCACCAGTCTGCCACGTAATAAGTCCTTCACCATGGGTGTAGAATTCAGCAGCAATACTGAATATTTGTCACCAATCATTCACCTGGATACAACACAACTGGAACTGTATTCCAACAGAATTGACAATCCAACGATGGATTATCCAAATGATGCTAGAGTCAAGTCCAATGAAGATGATCCACATTCTGCAATCTACATCTCCGAGAGAGTAAATCTACGTCAACCTGCAACTGCATTGAGAGTTCTTCTCACTGCCGTAAGACCAGCTGCTTCTGACTTCAGAGTTCTCTATAAGTTGATTAGAGCAGATTCTAGTGAGATTGATCAGTCCTACTCGATGTTCCCTGGATATGAAAATCTGAGAGACAATGATGGTGATGGATTCGGTGATGAAGTAATTGATCCTACAAAGAATAATGGTCATTCCGATATTCTTGTTCCACCAAGTCTCACAACTGAGGACTATCTCGAATATCAGTTCACTGCTGATAACCTGGAACAGTTCACTGGATATGTTATTAAGGTTGTTGCCACTACAACAAACCAGTCCGATATCCCAACATTCCAAGATATTAGAACACTGGCATTTGCATGATAAAAGTAGAAGGGTTTCAGAATCTCTATAGAGATCCTAAGACCAATGCGATCGTGAATACTGATGAACGGGGGTACAAAGAGTACCTCCGTCAGAAATCTATTAGGATGAAACAGAAAACACATAATGAGAATTTAGAGACTCAAGTTGATTCTCTCCAAAAAGAACTGACAGAACTGAAAGAATTAGTACAAGACTTACTTTCGAGATAAATACCACATAGGGTGCTTATAGGTAAATGTCGGCAGTATACGTTACAAACTTATCGATACAGCAAGGCGTGAATTTTGAGCAGGCATTCACATTAGCTGACACAAACTCTGATGCTGCTTTGGACTTGACGGGTTATGGACATAGTGCGCAAATAAGAAAACATTTTCTTGCAACTACCAGTACTCCTTTCTTTACTACTTCTACAACATTGACAGATGGTATTATCACTGTCTCGATGGGATCCTCATTGACATCTACTCTCAAACCAGGTAGATACGTATATGACTTGGTGATCGAAAACGCAGGAACTAAAACGAGAGCAGTGGAGGGAACGGTCCTTGTTAGAGGAGGAGTAACTAGGTAATGGCAAACATAAAGGTACGTGTAGGCCAACAAAATGCAGTCAAGGTATTAACAACAGGTGCAATAAGTGGTGGTGGAGGAGGTTCCCTTGCTACACTTTCTGATGTTGTTATCAACTCATTGGCAGATGATCAAGTTTTAAACTATGATGCTGCAACTCAGAGATGGGTGAATACATCAACAGTTGCTGCTGATGTAGACGGAGGTGTATTCTAATGCCATCTCAGATTAGGATAAAAAGAACGTTTGGTACAGGTTTACCACAGGTTGCACCAGTAGGAAGTGGTGTATCCCATGGTGAATTTGTATACGTATACGACACTAATAATATTGGTGCCGGTGGTACATTTAGAAAGCTTTATATTGGTGACGGACCTGCAGGTGTAAGTTCCTTACCTTCTCCTGTAGGTGGTCAATACTACATGGAGAGACTTCCTTCCGACTTGACGGAAGAAGGTGTCTTAATTCCTAGGAAAGTTCTGTCTACAAATGACCAAGGAGTCATTGATAGAATTCGTGTCAGTAATGGTATAGATGTTACTGGTCTGTCAACATTCAGAAATGATCTGGAAGTTGAGGGTGATGTAATTGTCGGTGGTGCCGTTAGTTTCGTTGGCATCTCCACATTCTCTGATATTCAGGTATCTGGAACAGCAACAGTTAATGGATCTGTATCTGTTGGATCTAACTTTGTTGCTCCAACTGCATATATCAGTGTTGGTCTTGCAACTAATTTTGCAATCACCAATCTTAGATCGCAGATTGGTATCATTACAAATGCATTCATCAATGTAGGTGTAATCACATCTTTGGTAGGCACTGCCGCAACAATCACAACGATTGATGCCAATGCTGCAGACATCGTAACTGCTACGATTGGTAGTGGTATCGTAACTGATATTCAAGTATCTGGTGCATCCACATTCACTGGGATTGCTACATTCCAAGGTGATGTATATGTCAGTGGTGACTTGAACGTCACTGGAGATATTCAATATGATGAAGTAAAAGGTAGAAATTTAGATATCAGTGGTGTTGGTACTATTGCCAACTTCAATAGTGGTCTTGGCACCATTACAACACTGCATTCACCATCAGCATATATCAATGCTGGTGTCATTACATCGATTACTGGCACAGCAGCAACAATTACTACGATTGATGCTAATCTGATTGATGCTCTGACAGCAAATATCGTAGCAGGTGTTGTCACATCACTTACTGGTACTGCAGCAACAATCACAACATTAGATACTGATCTGATTGATGCTCTGACAGCAAATATCGTAGCAGGTGTTATAACCAGTCTGACTGCTGAAAATGCAGTTGTCTCTGGTATTCTCACTGGAACTACATTTGATAGTGAAACAGCAACCATCGATAATCTATCGGTTACTGGAACCACAACCACTGGTCAGTTAAATGTAACTGGTATTTCTACATTCCAAAATCATGTTCATCTTGGTGATAATGATGAACTCCGCATTGGTGATTCTAATGATTTGAAACTCCTCCATAGTGGAGTACACTCAATCATTAGAGATGAAGGACAGGGTTCTCTCTTCGTTCAGGGAGATGCTGATGTAAGGATTACTGATGTTGGTGGTAATGAAGTATATGGACAATTTAACAAGAATAGTTCAGTAGATCTTTACTTTGATAACTCCAAGAAATTTGAAACCACCAATGAAGGTGTATTAGTTTCTGGAGGAACAACAACAGGAACTCTGAATGTATCTGGTGCCTCTACAATCACTGGTATTGCTACATTCCAGAATGATGTCTACATTGATGGTGATCTGAATGTAACGGGTGATCTGGTTTATGATGAAGTTAGTGGTAGAAATATCAACATTAGTGGAATTTCAACCTTTAACTTGGTTGGTGCTAATATTGCTACTTTCAACTCTGTAACTACAGATGATGCATTTATTCAGCAGGGTATTGTTACATCACTGACTGGCACATTCTCAACCATCACAAACATGGTTGCGACTGCGGCAACTATTGACCGACTTGATGTTCCAGTCAATCTTGATGTAGATGGTCATACAGAACTCGATAATGTCAATGCATCTGGCATTGTCACAATTGCGCAATTAGCTGTAATTAATGAGTTTGATGTATATGATACTCAGGCAATCTTCCATAACAACGTTGTTATTTCTGGTAACCTGAGTGTTGCTGGTACGTTTGCCAACGTTAACCAGGCAAACATCAACGTTGAAGCAAACAACATTATCATGGGTATCACCACTGATAGTGCTAATAATGACATCTCAAGTGACACCACGGCAAATGGTGGTGGAATTGCAATTGCATCTACTGAAGGTTCACCTCTCGTCAACCTGACAGTCGCTGGTGTTACAACCACTGACATTCTTGACAATTATAAGCAAATCATGTGGTTCAAGCACAACACTTTTGGTGTTGGAACTACTGATGCATTTATGACCAACTATGCAGTTGGTGTTGGATCCACTATGGTTCCAAATGATGTAAGACTGGCAACAGGATCTCATCATTTATATGATCGTAAGATTGTTACTCCAAACATCGATGTAACTGAGAACTTAGATGTAACTGGTATTACTACTGCTCTTAGATTCCAAAGTTACAGTGGTAACTCAAATAGTTTCTATGCTGGTTTTGAGGCAGGTTTAACATCAGATGCAAACTCAGATTACAACGTTGGTGTTGGATACAAAGCAGCATATGATCTAGTCAGCAGTGATCATAACGTTGCTGTTGGTGCCTTTGCCATATTTGGTTCAGCAAACAGTAATACGTTTGGTAATGCTGCCGTTGGTAGTTATGCTCTGCAGTACTTAACCACTGGTGACTATAATGTTGGAATGGGTTACTATGCAAATAGATGGGTAAGCACTGGTTTTGGTAACATTGCTGTTGGTGCATTTGCTCAGGCATTTACTACTCTCACGGGTAGCTACAACTTATCTCTGGGTTACCAAGCTGGATATAAAATAACCAGTGCTAGTGGTAATGTCTTAGTTGGTGCATTTGCTGGTGATGAACTTGAAAGTGGAAGTTACAACACCTTTACTGGACATAGTGCAGGTGGTTCAACCAATAATAATCAAAACTACAATACATTTATTGGTGCGTATGCTGGTTTCAATTCAGATGAGTGTGATTACGTAACTGGACTTGGATATGGTGCTGGATATAATGCTGAAGGTGATTACTCTACATTCTTGGGTGCATATGCTGGATATGCAGCAGTTGATACTATAAACAGTGTTTATATTGGATATCAAGCAGGATATGATAGTGAAGGTGGGAATAATATTGCTTTAGGTTATAGAGCAATGTATGCGCACGATGGTGCGGGTACTCAAAATATTGCTATTGGATATGAGGCACTATATCAAGATGGTTCTAATAGTGCAGCAAACATTGGTATTGGATATCGTGCATTGTATGGTGAAACCACCACTACAGGTGATTACAACATTGCACTGGGATATGAGGCAGGTGATGAAGTTACTACAGGTAGTGGAAACCTTCTGCTTGGTAATCAGGCAGGTGATAGTATCACTGCAGGTGGTTTCAACGTTGTTCTTACTGCTGGTAATTTTAGTACAGTTGATGTCAAAGATACAACTGGATGGGGACAACTTGTTATTGGTTCTGGATCCACTGCATGGATCACTGGTAATAACTCCTACAATGTTGGTATTGGTACAGATGATGCCAATGCTAAGTTAGAAGTTCTTGGTGGTTCTATTATTGATGATCTCGTCGGCACTGCTGCTACGATCACTACATTGGATGTTCAGAATGGTGACATTCTAACTGCAACCATCGGTGCAGGTATCATCACTGATATTCAAGTATCTGGTGCTTCTACCGTAACTGGCATCGGCACATTCTTGAGTGATCTATTTGTTGGTGGTAATCTAAATGTTGCTGGTGACATCACCTATGATGAGGTAAATGGTAGGAATCTCAATATCACTGGTATTGCTACGATTGCCAACATCGAACTGGGTGATGCTACAAATAACACAATAAATAGTAAGACGGGCGCACTTGTCTTAGACTCAGAGATTGGCAATAATGTTGCTATCAACACCCACACAAATGTTGTTGGTTTCCTATCTGCTTCTGACGGTATTTACTATGATGCGGGTGACTTTGATGGTCCTAATGGAATTGCATACTTTGACACCACAGGACTCTTAGTTAGCAGTGCTGCCACAACTGGTGGTATTACCACTTCAAATTATTTTGTAACATCCGATAGTGCCGGTGTTCCAGTCTGGACAAACGTATTTGATGGAGGCTCATTCTAATGGCACAGCCAAGCACAAGACAGGGACTGATTGATTACTGTCTGAGAAAATTAGGTGCTCCTGTTTTGGAAATCAATGTTGCCGATGAGCAAATTGATGATGCCGTAGATGATGCTTTTCAACTATTTCATGAAAGGCATTTTGATGGAGTAGCAAGAACGTTTTTAAAATATCAACTCACAGCAGATGATGTTTCTCGTGGCAGAGCAGGTGGAGAAGGTGGTGCTGGTATTACAACCACCACAACATCAACAACCATTGCTGGTGCTACAGTAAATTTTGACTGGTATGAAAACTCAAACTTTCTTCAGTTGCCAGATTCTGTAATCGGTATTGAAAAGTTGTACAAGTTTGATTCTGCAAATGTCAGCAACGGAATGTTTAGTGTAAAATATCAATTATTCTTAAATGATATTGCTTTCAATTTAGGATATGACGGACTGCTGTCATATGCAATGACAAAGAGTTATCTGGAAGATATTGGTTTCTTATTGACCACAGATAAGCAATTACGATTCAATAAAAGACAGAATAGACTATACATGGACATTGATTGGGGAAGTGCTGTAGCAGGTGATTATATTGTTTTAGATTGCTATAGGATCATGGATCCAAATGACTTTAGCAATGTGTACAATGATAGTTTTGTAAAACTATATTTGACTGCATTACTCAAGAAACAGTGGGGACAGAACCTCATTAAGTTCAAAGGTGCAAAGTTGCCTGGTGGTATTGAACTAAATGGTAGAGAGATTTATGAAGATGCTGAGAAAGAACTCGAAGTAATCAAAGAGAAGATGATGCTCGAATATGAAATTCCACCCCTTGATTTAATTGGATAATGGCACTCAATCCCTTCTTTCTGCAGGGCTCACAGAACGAGCAATATCTGCTTCAAGATCTGATCAACGAACATCTTAGAACGTATGGTTTAGATGTTCATTATCTCCCAAGAAAAGTATTGGGATCGGATAATATTATCCGAGAGATTGATGCGTCTAAGTTTGATGATAACTTTGCTATCGAAGCATACCTAGAAAACTTTGAAGGGTATGCACCAGGATCTGATATCATGACTAAGTTTGGTATCAATCTACAGAATGAAGTAACACTAATTCTTTCTAAAGAAAGATTTGAAACATTCATTCAACCCTTTTTGGGTAACATGCCTGATGATGAGATTATCTTAGATACAAGACCTAGAGAAGGTGATCTAATATTTTTCCCATTGGGTGAAAGACTATTTGAGGTAAAGAGAGTTGAGCATGAACAACCTTTTTATCAACTAGGAACTAATTACGTTTACAAACTTCAGTGCGAACTCTTCCAGTATGAAGGTGAAGATATTGACACTAGCATTGACTTTATTGATGATGAAGTAAAAGATCAGGGATATATTACTGCACTTACTTTGGTTGGAACTGGCATTACTGCTACCTTGAGAGTTGATAACTTTGGTAGATCTGGATTGGTAAGAGAAATTAGATTGACTGATGATGGATCTGGATATACAAGACCACCCACAGTTGCTATCAGTACATCACCACTCTTGCTTCAAGGTTCTCAGGCAGAGGCAGTTGCCGTAACTACAGAAAGGAATGGTATTCACTCTATTGACAGAATCTTAATTACCCACCCTGGATTTGGATATACCAGCACTAATCCACCAACTATTACCATCACCCCACAAACAGTTGATGGAGTTGTAGTTGGTGCAGGTGCTGCTGCTACTGCGATTGTCAATGATAGTGCTACAGGTATTGCATCTGTCAGACTGTTGACTAGAGGTAGTAACTACTACAATACCCCAACAGTTGCTGGTGTTGCCACTATTACTGGTGGTGCAATTGGTGTTGGAACTGCTGAGTTGGAATTCACTATTCTCAGTGGAAGAATCAATCAGTTGTACTACAGAAACACTGGATTTGGATACAGTGAAGCACCTGCGTTGACAATTTCCAGAACATCTGGTATTGGAACTACAGAACCTAATGAAGCCAACTTTATCTACAATGAAACTGTTATTGGTGCTGCTTCTTCTGTAAGTGCAAAAGTCAGAGATTGGGATGTTAATACAGGAATTCTTAAGGTAGGCATAAATAGTGGTACATTCTTTGTTGGTGAAATGCTGGTAGGCACTGCTTCTACTGCAAGAAGGAAGATTGCATCTTATCAAACTTTTGACGAGACATCACCATTTGACACTAATAAAGAATTTGAAGACGCTGGACAAGGTATCATTGATTTCAGCGAAGGTAACCCATTTGGTGACTTCTGATGTTAGGAACTTATTTTTACCACGAGATTATAAGAAAGACGATCATTGCGTTTGGAACTCTTTTTAATAATATTAATATCAAGCATGCAAATGATGATGGGAGAACTATTGATCAAATAAAGGTGCCTCTTGCATATGCACCAATGCAAAAGTTTCTTGCTAAGATTCAACAGCAAGCAGATTTAAGCAAGGGAGTCGCAATTACTTTACCTAGAATGTCATTTGAAATGACGGGTATTGCGATTGATCCCACTAGAAAAACCACAGTAACAAAAACCTTTAAGGCAGTTGCTGCTGATGGCAGTGGCATCAAACAAGTTTATATGCCAGTTCCTTATAATATTGATTTTGAACTGGGAATCTATTGTAAATTAAATGATGATGCTTTGCAGATTGTTGAGCAGATTCTTCCATTCTTCCAACCATCATTCAATATTACAGTTGATTTAGTTTCATCTATTGGTGAGAAAAAAGATATTCCTCTCGTCCTTAATAACGTAAGTATTCAGGATGATTATGAGGGTGACTTTACAACCAGAAGAGCATTGATTTATACTTTACAATTCACTGCTAAGACTTACATGTTTGGTCCTATTGCGGATTCTTCCGATGGACTCATCAGAAAAGTTCAAGTCGATTATCACACAGAGACTGATCAAACTATTGCTAAGAGAGAGCAAAGATATACTGCTGTTCCCGATCCTATTAATGCTGATCCAGCAGATGATTTTGGATTCTCTGAAGAAACTTTGTTCTTCACAGATTCTAGACAATATAGTCCTACCCAACAAACGGATATTTAATCATGGCTGGATATGATGGTATCGATGATGCATTAGATACAACTAGTGAAACATTAGAAGTAAAACCTGTCAAGAAGCAGAAACCCGATAGGTTGACGAAAAGTGATGTTGACAAAGACTACGAATATACCAGAGGACAACTGTACTCTATCATTGAGAAGGGACAAGAAACTTTAGATGGTGTCTTAGAATTAGCACAAGAAACTAACTCACCCAGAGCATATGAGGTTGCTGGTCAGTTGATCAAGAATGTTTCTGACGCAACAGATAAACTCCTCAAATTGCAAAAGGAATTGAAAGATCTAAATGCTGAAGATAAGAAAGGTCCATCCCATGTAACCAATAACGCATTGATCGTTGGTACAACTGCTGAGTTGCAGAAGTTGATCAAGCAGGGTCTCATGGATGAAAAGAAATAAATAAGTTATAATACTTTGTAGAAAGCATGGCATTGAATGAAAACAAAAGTGGTGATTCTTCTCTGCGTGACTGGTTTGGCAAGAGTAAGTCTTCTGATGGCACCCCTGGTTGGGTTCAATTGGGTGGTAAATACGCAGGAAAACCCTGTGCCAAACAGCCAGGTCAAACCACCAAACCAAAGTGCGGTTCTAGTAAAATGAAGCGTGCTCTCTCCAAAGATGAGGAGGAAGCAGCATTTCGTCGTAAGCAGAAACAAGATCCCAATCCCGATAGAAAGGGTAAAGCAATCAACGTAAAGACTGAAGGTGTCTCTACTGATGTTGAGGTTCCTTCAAAGAATCTCAAAGCACTTGCTGCTAGAGCAGTCAAGAGAATTGATGCCGATGTTGATGGTGATGTAGATACCTCAGATCCCAAGACTCAGGAGATGGGTGAATTTATTCCTTCACCTGATGGTAAGAAAAAAATTAAAACTAAAGTGCAGAGAGAATCTACTAAACTTTTGTCTCCCAAAGAACTCCTTGGTGAGAAATGCTGGAAGGGATATACTGCTAAGGGTTTAAAGAAGAAAGGTAACCGTATGGTTCCAAACTGTGTACCTGTTGGTGAGGAAGCAATTGAGGAGAGATCTCTTACTACAGGTGAAGAGAAAGATAAAGAGAAGTATGTAAAAGGTATGAAGAAATCTGTCAAAGATTTCAAGTCACGTTATGGTGATGATTATAAATCAGTGATGTATGCAACTGCCACTAAGATGGCAAAGGAGGAAGTAGTTGATGAGGCAGCAGCATGGACCAGAAAGGCAGGAAAGAATAAGTCAGGTGGGCTCAACGAGAAAGGAAGAAAGAGCTATGAAGCAGAAAATCCAGGAAGCGATCTTAAGAGACCTTCAAAGAAAGTTGGGAACCCTCGTCGAAAGAGCTTTTGTGCGAGAATGAAAGGAATGAAGAAGAAACTCACTTCTTCAAAAACTGCTAACGATCCCGATAGCAGGATCAATAAGTCCCTTAGAGCTTGGAATTGCTGACATGAATGCGATAAAAATTTTAGGTGAATCCACACAAGTAAATGCTGGATCTGGAACATCAGTTCCTGGTTCAGACAATAGTAGTCTTGGATCTGCTATTGGTGCAGAATATGTATTGCTTCAACATAGTCATTCTTCTGATCGTCTTGTAGAAATCAGAACGGGTGCTGGTGTGACATATGGTAGTGTACATCTAGCAGGAAAAGATCCAATTATTGTTTATAAAGCAAGAACGGATTTGATTTATTCAAGTGCATCAGACGTATATGCAACATCGGTAGTGTATCAAGGATAATCTTTTAGTATGAGTGATGACATTTATCTTGGTAATCCGAATCTAAAAAAGGCAAATACGCCGATTCAATTTACCAAAGAACAAGTTACTGAATTTATTAAGTGTAAAAAAGATCCAGTATACTTTGCAGCAAAGTATGTAAAGATTGTCTCTCTTGATGAGGGTTTGGTTCCTTTTGACATGTACAAGTTTCAGAAGAAACTTATCAAGAACTTCCACAATAACAGATTTAATATCTGTAAGATGCCACGTCAGACTGGTAAATCTACTACAGTAGTTTCCTTTCTGTTGCATTATGCTGTCTTCAATGACAATGTAAACATTGGCATCCTGGCAAACAAAGCAGCAACTGCTAGAGAACTTCTCGGCAGGTTACAAACTGCTTACGAAAACTTACCAAAGTGGATGCAGCAAGGTATCATTGCATGGAACAAAGGTTCATTGGAGTTAGAAAATGGCAGTAAAATATTGGCAGCATCTACATCTGCGAGTGCTGTCAGAGGTATGTCGTTCAACATCATCTTTCTCGACGAGTTCGCATTCGTCCCGAATCACATTGCTGACTCGTTCTTTGCCTCTGTTTATCCTACTATTACTTCTGGTAAAAGCACAAAAGTAATTATTGTATCTACCCCTCACGGTATGAATCACTTCTACCGTATGTGGCATGATGCCGAACGTGGTCGAAATGATTATATTCCTACAGAAGTACACTGGTCAGAAGTTCCGGGTAGGAATGCTAAATGGAAAAAGCAAACTATTGCTAACACTTCAGAAGAACAGTTCCGGGTTGAGTTTGAGTGCGAATTCCTTGGATCTGTAGATACATTAATCAGTGTGGCAAAACTGAAGACTCTTGTTTATAATGATCCCATTAAGAAAAACGCAGGGTTAGATATCTATGAGAATCCAATCGATGATCACAGTTACATTATCACGGTGGATACTGCGAGAGGAATTGATGGTGACTATTCCGCTTTTATTATATTTGATATTACCGATTTCCCATACAGGGTAGTAGCAAAATATAAGAACAATGAAATCAAACCGATGCTATTCCCTAGTATCATTCATGATCTTGCAAAGGCATATAATTACGCTTACACATTAATTGAAGTTAATGATATTGGTGACCAGGTAGCATCTATCCTATTCTTTGACCTTGAGTATGAGAACGTATTGATGTGTTCTATGCGTGGACGTGCTGGTCAGATTGTCGGTTCTGGTTTCTCTGGTAAGAAGTCTCAACTTGGTGTCAGAATGACATCGGCAGTTAAGAAGTTGGGTTGTTCTAACCTGAAGACACTGTTAGAAGATGACAAGTTGGCAACATGTGACTATGACATTATTGCAGAGTTGACAACCTTTGTACAAAGAAAGAATACATTCATGGCAGAAGAAGGTTGCCATGATGACTTGGCAATGTGTCTTGTTATTTTCTCTTGGTTGGTAGCACAAGACTACTTCAAAGAGATGACTGAACAAGATGTTCGAAAGAGAATCTATGAAGATCAGAAGAATCAGATTGAACAAGACATGGCACCATTTGGTTTCTTAAATGATGGCATACATGATGATGCTGGTTTTGTAGATAGTGAAGGAACTAGATGGAGTTCTGGTGCTGAATATGGTGACAGATCCTTTATGTGGGAATATCTCTGATGGATATTGAAGAGGAATTTATATTAGAACATCTTCTTTTCAAACAAAGAAAATGTAAAACATGTGGTAAGGTTAAAGATCTTATGACTGATTTTTATTTGACTAGAAAAGACAGAGGTGGAGCTCCATCAGCATATTCTTATGAATGTAAACCATGCACTATTGATAGAGTTCTAAGAAATCGGATGGATAACGACCATGAAGCAAAGTGGGAGTATCCTGACTGGTAGTGTGTTTTCGCAGTGTTTCCGCATCGTAAACATACCTTTTAATAAATAACTCTAGCATAATTTGGACACGAAAGGAGAGAAAGATGCCACTGAATTTAGCATCTCCTGGTATTGTCGTAAGGGAAGTAGACCTTACGGCTGGACGCGTAGATCCCACTTCTGATAAAGTTGCTGGCATCGTTGCTCCATTTGAAAAAGGACCAGTAGAAACTCCCACATTAGTCGAAACTGAAGCAGACTTGCTTAACAATTTCGGTGAACCCCATGCAGCAAATAACCAATATGAGTATTGGTATACTGCTTCTTCCTATCTTGCCTATGGTGGGGTAGCAAGAGTTGTAAGATCAGACAATGCTGGTCTCTACAATGGTAAAGTTGGATCTGCAACTAGTATCAAGGTTAAGAGTCCAGAGGACTACACCAACCAAGGGTATGATACTAACACGATCAACAATGTTACCTTTGTTGCCAAGAACCCAGGAACCTGGTCAAACGGTCTCAAAGTTGCCATTATTGATGGTAAAGCAGACCAAAGACTGACTGGTTATTCTGGTACAGCTCTACAGGTTGGATACGGTGTTACTCAGAGAGTACCTGCCAACACTGTTGTTCCTGGTGCCGGATCGACTTCTGTTCTCGATGGTTACTTCAAAGGAGTTGTCACCAACGTAGACGGAACCAATGTTGATGTTAAGTTTGTAGCACACGTTGCTGCTGACAATACTGTAACCAACAGAGACTATACACCTGGTGGTATCTACAGATTCTCTAACACTGCTAACGGTGCTGATAGTGTTACCGCATTGTTCATCTATGACAATGCATCTAACGAACAGGGTCTGTCAACCTACACTGCACAGTTAGACTGGTTCGATCAGCAATCAATCACTCTCACTGGATCTACCGTTAAGTGGAACAGAGTTGCCGAAAGACCAACCACAACTGCTTACGGTGCTGCTCGCAATGCTAGAAACGATGAGGTTCATGTCGTAGTATATGACGATCTCGGTAAAGTTTCTGGTAATGCTGGTACATTGCTTGAGAAGCATCTGGGTCTGTCTAAAGCAACTGATGCTGAGTTCTCTGCTGGAACTGATCAATACTGGAGAGGTTGGTTACAATTCCAATCTCAGAATATCTTCGGTGGTGGTCAACCAACAGGTGTTGTAACAACTGGTTTCGCAGCTGGTGCTGGTGGAACTACGTTCACCCTGGCAGGTGATGGTGGATGGGATCAGAAAGCATCTGATACTACCTTCGATGCATATGGAAACGAAACCCTGACACTCTCTGGTGGTAAGGACTACGGTAACACAACTGGCATTACTACAAATGCTGGACTGATGGTTAACGTCGGTGATCTTGCTACAGGTTATGACCTGTTCGAAAATCCAGATAGTTATGACATCGATTACCTGCTGATGGGATCTGGTGCTCATGGCATGGCAGAAACCCAAGCAATTGCCAACAAGATTGTTGCTGTTGCTGAAGAAAGAAAGGATGCCGTCGCATTTGTTTCTCCATATCGTCAAGCATTCCTTGCTGACGGTGCTATGATCTCACTCAATAGCACATCGACAATCACTGACAACCTGGTAAGTTACTACTCTGCTATCACCTCATCTTCTTATGCGGTGTTCGATAGCAGTTACAAGTACACCTATGACAGATTCGGTGATACCTTCAGATATGTCCCAATGAACGGTGACATGGCTGGTCTGTGTGCAAGAAACGACATTAACAACTTCCCATGGTTCTCTCCTGCAGGAACCACAAGAGGTGCAATCCTGAATGCCGTTAAGTTGGCATACAACCCAACCAAGGCACAGAGAGATGTTCTTTACTCTAACAGAGTAAACCCTGTCATCTTCTCACCTGGTTCCGGTATTGTTCTGTTCGGTGATAAGACTGCTCTGGCAAGAGCATCTGCCTTCGATAGAATCAACGTTCGTCGTCTGTTCATCTATCTGGAGAAAGCAATTTCTGCTGCTGCCAGAGATCAGATGTTCGAATTCAACGATGAGATTACTAGAACAAACTTTGTTAGCATCGTTGAGCCTTTCCTGCGTGATGTTCAGGCAAAGAGAGGCATCACTGACTTCGTAGTCAAGTGTGATGAGACGAATAACACTGCTGCAGTGATCGATAACAATGAATTTGTTGCCGATATCTACATCAAACCAAATCGTTCCATCAACTTCATCGGTCTGACCTTCGTTGCCACTCGCACGGGTGTCAGCTTTGAGGAAGTTCTCGGAGTATAATCTAAAGAGGTAACAAACCGATGGCAGACTTAATTCAACAACAAAATCCCCCAAAGACAGCTGATCGTACTATCGACAGATTCAAAAGCAGATTGTCTGGTGGCATCGCCAGACCTAATCTGTTTGAGGTTGTTCTGACCTTCCCCGATGGTGTAGTCGATCCTAGCGTAAATGATCTGGATTCCAAGTCCAGATTCCTGGTAAAAGGTGCAAACCTTCCAGCATCCAACATCACACCAATCACCATTCCTTTCAGAGGACGTAATCTCAAGATTGCTGGTGACAGAACATTCGATGTATGGACCATCACTGTTATCAACGATACTGACTTTGCGATCAGAGGTTCCTTCGAAAGATGGATGAACTCTGTTGCTAAGGTATCCGATAACTCTGGTAACACAGATCCACTGGATTATCAGACTGATGCTATTGTCCACCAACTTGGACGTGCTCCTGTAACTGGTGGTGCTGGTGCTCAAGAAAGTGCAACTGATCAACCCATTCTTAGAAGTTATCAGTTCCATGGAATCTTCCCAACTGCAGTTTCTGCAATTGATCTGAACTACGATAACACTGATGCTATCGAAGAGTTCACTGTTGAACTTCAAGTTCAGTGGTGGGAAGCCGTTGGAAACGGTGGTACTATTGCCTGATAAATAGTACAATAAACGCAAACTTTAAGATGGCAAGGTTGTTTGGTTTTTCGATTGAGGAAAACGACGATAAATCAAAAGGTGTAGTCAGTCCTGTTCCTCCCACTCAGGAGGACGGGGCTGATTTTTATGTCTCTACAGCTTTTGGTAGCCAGACAATTGATTTTGAGGGTGTTTACAAGAGTGAGTATGAACTGATTCGTAGATATCGTGAGATGGCACTCCATCCAGAGTGTGATCAAGCGATTGAAAACGTAATCAATGAAGCTATTGTAAGTGATCTAGATGATTCTCCTGTTGAAATTGATCTGAGCAACTTGAATGCTAGTGATGGCATCAAGGATAAAATTAGAAAAGAATTTAAGCACATCAAAGATCTTCTAGACTTTGATAAAAAATCTCATGAGATCTTCCGTAACTGGTATGTTGATGGAAGAATTTATTACAACAAAGTAATTGATATCAAGAGACCTCAGGATGGTATTCAAGAGTTGAGATATATCGATGCTCTGAAGATGAGGTATGTAAGAAAAGAGAAGAACAAGAATAAAGATAGAGCAGATCTGTTTAACACAAAATCTGTAGATGATGCACAGAGAGTTGTCTTCCCAGAACTAGAAGATTACTTTATCTACACACCAAAGATTAATTACCCCACTACAGTCCCATCGATGGGTGGTGGACAGAAAGGTATTAAGTTTGCTCCAGATTCTATTTCATATTGCACATCCGGTCTTGTAGATAGAAACCGTCACACTGTACTTTCCTATCTGCAGAAGGCAACTAAGTCTCTCAATCAACTGAGAATGATTGAAGATTCTCTGGTTATCTACCGTTTGAGCAGAGCACCAGAACGTAGAATCTTCTACATCGATGTAGGTAATCTACCTAAGGTAAAGGCAGAACAATATCTGCGTGATGTTATGAATCGTTATCGTAACAAGCTTGTGTATAATGCACAGACTGGTGAGATTCGTGACGATAAGAAATACATGAGCATGCTGGAAGATTTCTGGCTGCCACGTCGTGAAGGTGGTAGAGGAACTGAGATCACCACTCTGCCAGGTGGACAGAATTTAGGTGAACTGTCTGATATTGAATACTTCCAAAAGAAACTTTATAGATCTCTGGGTGTACCAGAATCTAGAATGCCTGGTTCTGGTGATGGTTTCAACCTTGGACGTTCTTCTGAGATTCTTCGTGATGAGATTTCTTTCAGTAAGTTTGTAGGTAGACTGCGCAAGAGATTTAGCAATCTGTTCTTAGATATGCTGAAAACTCAACTGCTGCTTAAGAACATCTGCACTCCTGAAGATTGGGAGATCATGTCTGAGCACATTCAGTTCGATTATCTTTATGATAATCACTTTGCTGAACTGAAAGAAGCAGAACTGATGAACAACAGAATGGCACTCCTTCAACAGGTAGAACCATATGTTGGTAGATACTACTCTACTGAGTATGTCCGCAGAAAAGTTCTGAGACAGAAAGATACTGAGATTCTTGAGATCGATGCTCAGATCGAAGATGAAATCGAAAGAGGTATCATCCCAGATCCTAACGATCAAATGCTTGAAATGGAACCTGGTATGCAACCAGGAATGGAGCAACAACCCCCTGAAGAAAATATGCGTCAGAGGGGAAATGAAATGACTGACACTGATTTAGATGTCGGCGTAATATAAATAACCAATATACTACAATATTAAGAAAATGAACGACGTTATTGATCTTATTGCTACGGATTCTTCCGCGTCTGAGATCAGTGATAAAATCAAGGATTTGCTTTTTAACAAAGCAGCAGAAAGAGTTGACGCACTTAGACCACACGTTGCCAATTCTCTTTTTGATGGAGAGTCAGAAGGTGAAGAAATTGAAACCACTGATACAGAAGTAGAGGAGAACTAATGGCTAGATTACTAGTTTTAGGTGACGAAATCACCGTTGCTGCTGGAGCTGGTAACAGTACCACAGTTGACAGTGCCACTGTTGTCAGAGTACTAAATGCTTCTGGTAGCACGGTTCAAATTATTGTTCAAAATTCTTCCTTTGCTGGTATTGGATCTTTTACCATGTTAAACAGCACTTCGGAGTTGATTGAGAAGAAGGCAACCGATCTTATCCATAGCACTGGTGGAACCGTTAGACTCGCAAAAGTAGGATTTACAGGCTAATCAAATGAAACTTATTAGAGAGGAAATCGAAAACGTAGAGGTTATCGTTGAACAACGCAACGGTAAGAAGAATCTCTACATTGAGGGTGTATTCCTTCAGGGAGACATCAAGAATCGTAATGGCAGAATGTATCCTGCTGAAACTCTTGCTAAAGAAGTAGGTAGATACAATGAGTCTTTCATTCAGAAAGGACGTGCTCTTGGAGAACTTGGTCATCCTGATGGTCCTACGATTAACCTTGATCGTGTTTCCCACAAGATTACCTCTCTGAGACAGGAAGGTTCTAACTGGGTAGGTAGAGCACAGATTCTTTCTACTCCCATGGGAACCATTGCCAAGAACCTTCTTGATGAAGGTGTCAAACTCGGTGTTTCTTCCAGAGGCATGGGTTCTCTGAAAGAAGATCGTAATGGTATTAAGGTAGTTGGTGAAGACTTTATGCTTGCCACTGCTGCTGATATCGTTGCAGATCCTTCTGCTCCAGATGCTTTTGTAAATGGCATCATGGAAGGTAAGGATTGGGTTTGGGATGGTGGAATTCTCCGCGAAAAGTATGCTGAGAAAACCTATAAGAAAGTCAATACTCTTGTCGATCAAAGAAGACTTGAGGAAAATAAACTAAATCTATTTCAAGATTTCTTACAAAATCTCTGAAATAATAAATAAATACAGATTATCACTAGTCTAATAAATCGGAGCAACCGAAAAATGTCCGCTGGTAACGAATTACAAGAAATGGAAAATCCCGTAACAAGGGGTGCGAAAGCCGCAGACCCCATGGATACCTCCAAGAAAGCATCTTATACTGCTGCTCAAGGTACAGTAGAAGATCTTGGTGGTCCTACCCCTGAAAACTATAAGCCCGATGATATGTCGGCTGCACTCAAGGCTCCTTCTCTGGCAACAGTAAAGGATATCGTTAATAAGGGTGCAAAACCTGCTGAAGCAATGCCTAAGGCACCTAAGTATGCTGAAGAAACTGAGGCTGAGGAAGGTCAAGAGGTAGTTGCGGAAACTGAAGAGAAGACAGAAGATGCTATCGTAGAGACTCCTGAAGTTTCTGTTGATCAAGATCTTGCTGCTCTGTTCGGTGGTGAGGAACTCAGTGAAGAGTTCCAAGAAAAGGCAAAGACAATTTTCGAGGCTGCTCTGACAGCCAAGGTTAGTGAAGTCCAAGAAACTCTTGCTGCTGAATACGAAAAGGCTCTCTCTGAGAACCTTGTTTCGGTTAAGGAAGAGTTGGTAGAAAGACTCGATGCATATCTTGAGTATGTCGCTGATGAGTGGCTTACTGAGAATGCCATCGAAGTTGAGCATGGTCTGAAGACCGAAATGACTGATTCGTTCCTTACTGGAATGAAGAGTCTCTTTGAAGATCATTATGTCACTATCCCTGACGATAAGTACAATGTTCTTGAGAGCATGGTAGATAAACTTGATGAAATGGAGTCTAAACTCAACGAGCAAATTGAGAAGAATGTTGCTCTTACAGGAAGACTTGCTGAGACCACTGCTGAAGGTATCTTCGCAAAGGTAACAGAAGGTCTTGCTGATACACAAAAAGAAAAGCTTGCTTCTTTAGTTGAAGGTGTTGAGTTTGCGGGTGAAGAAGAATACCGTGAAAAGATTGTTACCCTGAGGGAATCATATTTCCCTTCTGAGAAGGGTACTACTGCTGCAACTGAGACACTTTCGGAAGCCGTCTCTGATCCAGAACCAGAATTGGGATCTGGTCACATGGCTGCCTATCTCAGAGCACTTACCATTAAATAATAAATCCTCAAACTTAAACTAAAGGAGAACAATGTTCAATTCAGATAAACTTATGGAGAAGTGGGGTCCTCTGCTGAATGCAGAGTCCTGCGATCCTATCAAAGACTCCCACAGAAAGGCTGTTACTGCCGTTCTGCTTGAGAACCAAGAGCAATTCCTGCGTGAGCAGCATGCTTTTGACAACGGTGGAATGCTGAACGAATCCCCCACCAATGCTGCTAATGCTGCTGGTGCTTCCGGTGGTTTCAGTGGTGGTGCTGATGCATCCGGTCCTGTTGCTGGTTTCGACCCCGTTCTGATCTCCCTGATCAGACGTTCTATGCCTAACCTGGTTGCTTATGACCTGGCTGGTGTTCAACCAATGAATGGTCCTACTGGACTGATCTTCGCAATGCGTTCCCGCTACTCCACTCAGGGTGGCACAGAAGCTCTGTTCGACGAGCCCGATACCGCATTCTCCTCTACAAGGGATGGTGCTCTTTCTGGCAACTACTCTGGTCAACCCTTCACTGGAGCCGCAGTTGGTTTCGGTACTACAGGTGATCAGCGTGGAACCAACCCTGCTGTACTGTCTGGTGCTGGTACAACCACTGGCATTGGTACTCAGTATAACGTCGGTCAAGGTATGGAGACCGGCACTTCCGAGTCTCTTGGAGAGACCGGTGAGCAGGACTTCGGTGAAATGGCTTTCTCGATCGAGAAAGTTACCGTTACTGCTAAGTCCCGTGCTCTGAAGGCAGAATACTCCCTGGAACTGGCACAAGACCTTAAGGCAATCCACGGTCTGAATGCTGAAGCCGAACTGGCTAACATCCTCAGCACTGAGATCCTTGCTGAAATCAACCGTGAGGTTATCCGTTCGATCTACAAGGTTGCTGAGAACGGTGCTCAGGCAAACGTTGCCACTGCAGGTACATTCGACCTCGACGTTGACTCCAACGGTAGATGGTCGGTTGAGAAGTTCAAAGGACTTCTGTTCCAGATCGAAAGAGATGCCAACCGCATTGCACAAAGAACTCGTAGAGGGAAGGGTAACATCATCCTGACTTCTGCTGATGTTGCTTCTGCTCTGACCATGGCTGGTGTATTGGATTACACCCCTGCTCTGAATGCTAACCTGAACGTCGATGACACCGGCAACACATTTGCTGGCACCATCAACGGTAAGTACAGAGTCTACATCGACCCATTCTCTGCCAACAGTGCTGCTAACCAGTACTACGTTGTCGGTTACAAGGGTTCCAGCCCCTATGATGCTGGTCTGTTCTACTGTCCTTATGTTCCCCTCCAGATGGTTCGTGCCGTTGGAGAGAACACCTTCCAGCCCAAAATTGGCTTTAAGACCCGTTATGGTCTTATCTCCAACCCATTTGCTGAAGGCAATGCCAACAACCAAGGACTTGGACGTGTATATCCTGGTGTTAACCGTTACTACCAGAGAGTACGTGTTCAGAACCTCATGTGATATAATAGATATCCGTGTGAAGGAAGTGCAGGGGACCGAAAGGTCCCCTTTTTTTATGCCAATAAATAAGGTTGTAAAGTCTAAGTCATCATGTCTGCACCAAGAAGAGACCCGTTTGACAAACAGATTCAAAACAGAAACTATCTTTCTGATGTTGGGTTTAAGTTTAGTTTGGCAAAGGCACCTAAAGTTGATTTCTTTTCAAACACAGCAACCCTTCCTGGATTGACTCTTGGTGTTGTTAATCAACCAAGTTATTTGAAAGAGATTCCATTACCAGGAGACAGACTGGTATATGACGATCTAGAACTTACATTCATTGTTGATGAAGAACTAGAGAACTGGATGGCAATCCACAATTGGATGCGTGGATTAGGTTTTCCAAATAGCATTGGTGACTTTATTAGTGAAGTAACTAATGATGATGGTTTGGTTGAAAGAGAAAGACAGTATAGTGACGGTACACTAATTGTCCTCAACAATCAATTTAACAGTGTTGCTAGAGTAAAATTTACTGATCTGTTCCCAGTAAGTCTATCTGCACTCAGATTCGATGCAACAAACCAGGACTATCAGACTATTACTGCGACAGCAACTTTCAAATATTTGATTTATAATGTAGAGTTAGTGACACGTACCACATGAATCTAGACCTTATTAATGAGATGTGGTCGCAAGACTCCATCATTGATCCAGACAACTTGCATGAAGAGTCAATCAAGACTCCCAGATTACACGCCAAATATCACGAACTATATAATACAGTGCTTCTCTTGAAAAAGAAAGAAGAGCACAACCACAAAACAAAATATCTTGAACGCAGAAATTATTACAATGGTAAGGCAGATCCAGAAGTCTACGAAGACGATCCCTTCCCATATAAAGTAAGAGAGAAAGACTCTCTCAATTATCACTTGGATGCTGATCCAGCACTCCAAAAAATTCGATTAAAAATTGATTACCATGATGCCATGCTCACGTATCTTGAGAGCATATTGAAGCAGATAAGCAATCGAACTTATCAAATCAAGAACGCAATTGAGTGGCAGAATTTCCAAAGAGGATTCTGATGATTTCTATATCAAAGAAGAACGAGGTATACCTCAGAATTGAGGCAGAGCCCCATGTCTATATGGAGCTTTCGGATACGTTTACCTTTGATGTACCTGGTGCAAAATTCATGCCACAGTATCGTAACAAATACTGGGATGGCAAGATCAGATTGTTCAATCAATCTAACGGTGAGATCTATGCCGGTCTGCTTCACAAGGTAGTCAAATTCTGTGAAGAGATGAAGTATGAATTCTCTTTCAAGAATAACAAATACTATGGTCTACCCTTTGAGAGAAATGAGATGATCTCTCAGGAGGGTGTAAAGGATTATATGAAGTCTATTTCTCGGTATGATCCGAGACCTTATCAAATAGAGGGAGTATATGATGCTCTAAGACACAATAGAAGGTTAATGATATCTCCCACTGCTTCTGGTAAATCTCTGATGATTTACTCAATCGTGAGATATTATACAGATCACAGCAAAAACATCCTGCTAGTAGTTCCAACGACTTCTCTCGTAGAGCAGATGTATAAAGACTTTCAGGATTATGGTTGGGATGTTGAGTCATATTGCCACAAGGTATATGCTGGTAAGGAGAAAGATACTGGTGCTCCAGTAGTAATTACAACCTGGCAATCTATCTATAAGTTACCGAAAAGTTACTTTGAGAGATTTGAAGTTGTTATTGGTGACGAAGCTCATCTGTTCAAGTCTAAGTCCCTTATAAGCATCATGACAAAGTTGTGTGATGCAAAGTATCGATATGGGTTCACAGGCACCTTAGACGGCACACAGACCCATAAGTGGGTGTTAGAGGGACTGTTTGGACCTGCACATAAAATTATCGGTACTGACGAACTTATTCAGAAAGGTTATCTTGCTAATTTTAACGCCAAAATTTTGTTATTGAAACACTCTCCTCAAAAGTTTGACACATATGAAGATGAAGTGCAATACTTAATAACACATGAAAAGAGAAATAAATTTATTAGAAACCTTGCATGTGACCAGAAAGGCAACACTCTTGTACTCTTTTCTAGAGTAGAAGATCATGGTCAAGTATTATACGATTTAATAAATAGCAATGTAAAAGAAGACAGAAAAGTATTCTTCATCCACGGTGGTGTTGATGTAGAAGAAAGAGAGAGTGCAAGATCAATTACAGAAGCAGAAACCAACGCAATCATCATTGCTTCTTACGGTACTTTTTCAACTGGAATTAATATTAAGAATCTACATAACGTCATCTTTGCCTCACCTTCAAAGTCCAGAGTAAGAAACCTCCAGAGTATTGGTAGGGTTCTTAGAAAGGGTAGTAACAAATTTGCTGCCACACTATTCGATATTGCAGACGATTGCAGTTATAAGACAAGAAGAAATTACACACTCAACCACTTAGTAGAGAGAATCAAAATCTATAATGAAGAAGATTTTAACTATGAAATAGTAAACATTAATTTTAAAGAAAATGCAAGATGACTTTTACTGCGTTCTAAAACTAGTTACTGGAGAAGAAATATTCTCCACTGCCATGTTTGATAAAGATAAAGAAGGCAAACATGTAGTAATCCTAGAAAATCCTGTGATTATGAAAGTAATCAAGAGAGGATTTCACTCTGGTGTAAAGATAGAACCTTGGATGAAAATATCTGATGAAGAAGTCTTTACCATCCCAATGGATAAAGTTATTACTATTTCAGAAATTACAAACAAAGATATCATCAAATTCTATAAGAAGTATCTAGATGAAGATCTTCTAGAAGAGGATGAAGATGATGATGGTAGCAAACAGGTAACACCTGATCAGAAGATGGGTTACTTAGGAACTGTACCTGAAGCTAGAATTAAACTAGAAGAAATATATAAGCTAGAGATCTCCGATCAACCCTGACAGAGTTAGTCTACATGTGTTTTCATTACTTGTCAAGTGTTGATTTTATGTTATAATATGAATACATTTAGAGATAGACAAATGCCATGCCTTTCAAACAGAGATCAGAACATTATGTAAACAACAAAGAATTGCTTGAGGCAATGGTCGTTTATCGATCAAAGGTTGAAAAGTCTTATAAGAAACATTTCAATGTAGACCTTAGTGATTTTGAAGAACAAGTTGCCAGAAAAGAAAGAGCAAAGAGGTGGCCAGGTAAACCACGTATTCCAAATTACCTAGGTGACTGTTTTCTGAAGATTGCAACTCACTTGTCATACAAACCAAACTTTGTTAATTACATGTTCAGAGAAGATATGATCTCTGATGGTATTGAAAATTGTGTTCAGTATATCCATAACTTTGATCCAGAGAAGTCAAAGAATCCTTTTGCATACTTCACTCAAATTATTCACTATGCATTCCTGCGTAGGATTCAGAAAGAGAAGAAGCAATTAGAAATTAAAACTAAAATTATTGAGAAGACAGGATACGATCATGTCATGGTTGTAGAGGATGGTGCAAACGGTACGTCTTCCGATTATAATAGTATTAAAGAAAAAATTCATCACAAACTCAATCGTCAATGAAGTGTGCCATAATTACTGACCAACACTTTGGTGCTAGAAAGGGTAGTAAGTTTTTTCATGAATACTTTTTAAAGTTCTACAATGAAGTATTTTTCCCAACTCTTGAGAGAGAATCTATCAAGTGTGTTCTCGATCTCGGGGATACTTTTGATCACCGTAGGCAAATTGATCTCTGGGCTCTGGACTGGGCTAAGACGAATTATTATGACCGTCTTAGGGATCTTGGGGTGGACGTTTACACTGTTGTGGGAAATCACACTGCCTACTACAAAAACACTAATGAGGTTAACACTGTCAGTCTTCTATTACGAGAGTATGATAACGTCGTCAGTATTTCTTCTGCTGCCGAACATGTAATTGATGGACGCAAGATTTTATTCTTGCCATGGATCAACGATGAAAATCGTAAAGAGACGTACAATGCCATTGATTCAAGTGATGCAGAGATTGCCATGGGTCACCTTGAATTGAACGGATTCAGAGCACACAGAGGACACGTTCAGGAAGAGGCAAGAGATGATATCAGATTGATTCAGAAGTTCAAGAAAGTATTCTCTGGACACTATCACACTAGATCTGATGATGGTAAGGTATTCTATCTTGGCAATCCTTATGAGATGTTCTGGAATGATGTGAATGATTGTAGAGGGTTTCATATCTTTGATACTGAGACTCTAGAGCACACACCAGTTAATAATCCAAATAGGATGTTCTACAACATTTACTATGAGGATCAACCACATCAACTTTTTGATGTTACCGAATATCAGAACAAAATCTGCAAGGTGATTGTTCGACAGAAATCAGATGCAAAAGAGTTTGAAAAATTCATTGACAAGATTACCAGTGTTGCCACAGAGGTAAAAATTATTGAGAATTTTGTACTGGAAGAGAATGAAGACTTTGAAGTAGAAGAGTCTGAGAACACCATGTCTATTCTTAATCGATACATTGATGAATCAGAAACAGAACTAGATAAGAATATTATCAAAGGTTTGTTTGAGTCAATCTATCGAGAGGCATGTGAAGTAGAATAATGTTTTTGCTAGCATCAAAATCAGCAACTGGAGCCTACGCAGTAGTAGATGAAAGGGGTGAGAATGTTCTTTTTCTGTTTGAGGAAGAGGATGATGCTGAGAGATATTTGGGACTACTTTGGGAGAATGATGAGAACCATAAGAAATTAAATGTAGTAGAAGTAGACGATGAGCTTGCCATGAAGGCATGTGACGCTTATAATTACAAATACTGTGTGATTAAGTCTGAAGACATTGTGATTCCACCAAAGCAAGAAGATGATTCTGTTTGAAAAAATTACTTGGAAGAATTTTTTGAGCACAGGTGATGTGCCAACTACAATTTCTTTCGTTGAGAATGAAACCAATCTAATTGTTGGTAGCAATGGTGCTGGTAAGTCCACTATTCTGGATGCACTGTGCTTTGTTTTGTTCAACAAACCATATCGTAAGATCAACAAACCACAGTTGATCAACTCTGTCAATGAGAAGAACTGTGTGGTTGAGATTGATTTCAAAGTTGGCAGTAGACAATACACTGTACGACGTGGTATCAAACCAAACGTATTTGATATTATTGTCAATGGTGAGATGCTTCACAAGGAAGCAGACGATCGTGCTAATCAGAAGATCCTAGAAGAGCATATTCTCAAACTGAACTATAAGTCATTTACTCAGATTGTGATTCTTGGATCTGCTGGGTTCACTCCTTTCATGCAACTGACATCAACTCACCGACGTGAGGTGATTGAGGACTTGCTTGATATTCGTGTGTTCTCTGCAATGAATAATCTGATCAAAGAAGACATTCGTCAGAATAAAGAAGTTATTAGATCTCTTGATGTCAAAAAGAATGCTGCCAAAGATAAAGTGCAGATGCAAGAAGACTTCATTGAGAATCTAGAAGAACGTGGAATGGAAGTCATCAATCAGAAGTATGCAAAGATCAAGACGATTGATCTTGAGATTGATGAACTGTCTTTGAAGAATAGAGATCTGAATAAGAAGATTGATGGTAAGACCAAAGATGTTGAATCTTTCAATGGTGCCACTAAAAAACTTCGTAAGTTGGGTACATTGCGTGGTGCAATCTCTAATAAAGTATCAACCCTTACAGAACATAAAGGGTTCTTTGAAACTAATACGGTTTGTCCCACCTGTCAGCAGGATATTGAAGAAGACTTTCGCCTAGATAGAATTAGTGAAGCTCAATCTAAGTTACAGGAACTCCAAGAAGGTTTTAAACAACTGGAGGAGTCGATAAAGGAGGAAGAAAATCGAGAGCTTCTCTTCACCAAACTTACTAAGGAGATTACATCCCTATCACATGACATTTCTCAGAACAATACTAGAATATCTGGGCTGCAAAGACAGTCAAGAGATCTACAATCGGAAGTTCAAGTTGTTACCGATCAGTTACAAAACCGATCTGCTGAACATGAGAAACTAGAACATTTAAGGGAAGGGCTACAATCACTATTTGATCAGCTTGCGAAGAAAAAGCAAGAGATCAATTATCAAAATTTCGCACATAATCTCCTGAAGGATGGTGGAGTAAAAACAAAAATTATCAAGAAGTATCTCCCCCTGATCAATCAGCAGGTAAATCGTTATCTTCAGTTGATGGATTTCTACATCAACTTCAAACTAGATGAAGAATTTGTTGAGACTATCCAATCTCCGATTCATGACAAGTTCTCATATTCTTCATTTAGTGAAGGTGAAAAAATGCGAATTGATTTGGCCCTTCTCTTTACATGGAGAGAGGTTGCAAGGTTTAAGAATTCTGCAAACACTAATCTCCTGATCATGGATGAGGTGTTTGATAGTTCACTGGATGGATTCGGTACAGACGAATTCCTGAAGATCATCCGGTATGTCATCAAAGGTGCTAACATCTTTGTCATCAGTCACAAGACAGAACTCTTGGATAAGTTCGAAAATGTGCTAAAATTTGACAAGGTAAAAGGTTTTAGTAAACTCTTGTCATGACAGGACTTCCTCTGTTCTACACACAAACATCTAATAAACCATATGATAGGCACCACTACAAGGTGGTTGCTAGCAATGGTGAAGCAATCAAAGTAGAAGCATACGATCAAGCACAAGGAATCTGGTTTCAGAAGAATCCATTCCTTTCACATATTGAAATCCTAGACAAACCAAAATCAGGAACCGGTTTTTGATCTGTCCACTCATACCCCTGGCACTTGCTGGGGGTATTATAATAGGCACATACGAAAGCACGTCATGTCATTCGAAGAAATCAAGGGACAACTTGCGAAGCTGCTTGCTACTGAAGATCTAATCATTGAGCATAAGAAGGTTGAGACGGCATCGTTCGATGTCAATCGTCGTCTCTTGACTCTTCCTATCTGGCAAGATGCTTCAGAGTCTGTATATGACATGCTGGTGGCACATGAGGTTGCTCATGCATTGTTCACACCCAACACTGATTTCGATGTTGAAGTCAGCAAGTCTTTTGTAAACATCACAGAAGATGTGAGGGTAGAGAAGTTGATGAAACGTAAATATCCTGGTATTCCTCGATCATTCTTTCGTGGGTACAAAGAACTCAATGAGATGGACTTCTTTGCCACTGAGGGTAAGAATGTCAATACAATGAATCTTGCCGACAAGATCAATCTATATTTCAAGGTTGGTAGTTTCCTCAACGTGAGGTTCACTCCACCTGAGATGGTGATTGTCAATCTCGTTGGTGATGCTGAGACTTTTGAAGAAGCAGTTGCTGCTGCTAAGGTTCTGTATGATTATGTAAACAATAACGATCTGCATATACCTAGTCAGATTGATCAGGCATATCCTAAAGAAGGTACTGATGGTGCTGAAGGTTTGATTGATGAGAATGCTCAACCTGAAGACGGTGACGTTGAAGAGTTTGAGCATGATGATGAGAATGATAGTGGATTTAAAGATGCTGATCTAGACACACCCAGCTATGAGATGGATGAAGAGATTCCTTCAACTCAGGAATCTTTTGATAAGAAACTTGCCGAGTTGGCAAACAATGATATGTTTGGTAGGGAGAACCTGTATCTGACTCGTCCAGAGGTTGATCTAGATCACATCATCATCGACAACGAAAAAACTCACTCTATGGCAGATCAGCATTGGCAACTGTATGAGGATACGGATTGTTTTGATGCAGTTGATAAAAAATATCGTGAGTTTAAAGAATCTGCACGGAAAGAAGTCAACTACCTGGTAAAGGAGTTTGAATGTAAGAAGTCTGCAGATGAGTATTTGCGATCCACAACCAGTCGCACTGGTGTTCTTGATTGCATTAAACTTCACAGTTACAAATACAATGAAGATCTATTCAAACGTGTGAGTGTTGTTCCTAGTGGCAAGAACCATGGACTTCTGTTCATTCTTGATTGGAGTGGATCTATGGTTGACTGTCTGTTTGATACTATCAAGCAACTGTACAACCTTGTTTGGTTCTGCCGTAAGGTTGGTATTCCTTATGATGTATATGCTTTTACGTCTGAGAACAAGTGGGATGAGACGCATCCCAAACCATATAAGCAACAGGATAATGTATTTCACATCAGTGAGTATTTTGGATTGTTCCACATGCTTACCAGCAGTGTCAATAGTAAAGAGTCTGAAAAGCAACTTTTGAATCTGTGGAGGGTTGTGTGTTCTTTCGGTAGGGCTGATAATCTTTATGCCATGTATAATGCTCCCCCTCTGTTTGGACTCAGTGGTACACCATTGAATGAAACTCTTGTTACTCTGCATCAAATCCTTCCTACTTTTACTAAGAAGTACAATCTGCAGAATGTGAATGTAGTTATTCTCACAGATGGTGAAGCAGCACCTTTGTATAATACAGTTTGGGTGTCTTACAAAAATGTAAATGATGATGGACGGTGGGGATGTCGTTCATGGGTTCCTGATAAGACTTTCCTTAGGGATCGTAAGATTGGATATATCAAGCATATGGGAGAGACTGAGTGGGAGTTTACTGCTGCTCTGTTGCACAATCTCAAAGCAAACTTCCCCAACGTTAACTTCATGGGTATCCGTGTTGGTTCCAAGGGTGATTGCTCACGCATGATTCGTGGATACAGTCGATACAACGTTGCCAAGTTCCAACCATATATTGATGTCCTGACAAAGGAAAAGAGTGTTGCCATTGACAATACTGGATACGATAAGTATTTCTTATTGCTTTCTAATAGTTTGCAGGCAGACACTGACTTTGATGTAAAGGAAGATGCCACCAAATCCCAGATCAAGAGTGCATTTCGCAAGTCTCTAGCATCTAAAAAAGTAAACAAAAAGGTTCTAAATGAGTTTATAAAACTGATTGCCTAATTGTTTGTGGGGCTACATAGTACCATACAAAGACATCATTCTTATGTCTGAAGAGGACCAACCAATAGACGTATATAAGGTTGAGTTTGCGATAGAAGATGTTTACTTGCTCTATCTGAGTGTCAATAAGCACATAGAAATGTGGGCTGGTGGCAATCCTTTAGAGCAGGAGCATCTTTTCCTGTTGAAGGACAATCTGTATCGCATCATCCTTGATTATAAATTCAGGGAGATGTGACAACCAACCAACTGTCTACCAACATAGATATAGATATGGTTTTCATCGTATAATGTATGCATACAGATGAAACACATCATGTCTCTTTCGGTTGAATACATTCGCACTTCACTTCAGAACCTGTATGGTGATCAAGTGACTGGTGCTGATATCCGTGCCTGGTGTGCAATGAATGGCACCACATATCCTACTGTTTCCAAGAAACTGGAACAGTACAAGGTAGGACGTGGCAAGTGGGATCTGACTGTCAAGGAACAACTTGAGCAGTCATATGAAGCACCTGCTGCTACACCTGCATTTGAAACTAATCTTATTCCAGAAAAAAGTGATACCTTCGTCCGCTTTGGTAACTTCAGTGATATTAAAAAGATCATTCAATCTGGGATGTTCTATCCGACGTTCATTACTGGACTGTCTGGAAACGGTAAAACGTTCTGTGTTGAGCAAGCTTGTGCTCAAGCCGAACGAGAACTCATCCGTGTAAACATTACCATCGAAACAGATGAAGATGATCTTATTGGCGGGTTCCGCCTTGTTAATGGTGAAACCGTCTGGCACAATGGACCAGTCATTGAAGCCCTTGAACGAGGTGCCGTACTATTGCTCGATGAAATCGACCTTGCAAGTAACAAAATCCTCTGCCTTCAGTCAATCCTTGAGGGAAAAGGAGTTTTTCTCAAGAAAATTGGCCGAGTCGTTAAAGCCAAGGAGGGTTTCCAAGTATTCGCCACCGCAAATACTAAGGGAAAAGGATCCGACGACGGACGATTCATCGGTACTAACGTGCTCAACGAAGCCTTTCTAGAGAGGTTCTGCATCACCCTGGAGCAAGAGTATCCTAGTGCTGCCATTGAGACACGTATCTTGAATAAACTGTGTGATGATACCCTCTTCTGCAAACGTTTGGCAGACTGGGCTGATATCATCCGTAAGACTTTCAAGGAAGGTGGTGTTGATGAGGTTATCAGCACCCGTCGATTGGTTCACATCATCAATGCTTTCAATATCTTTGAAGACAAAGCAAAGGCAATCAATCTTGGTTTGAATCGTTTCGATGATGATACCAAGAGTGCCTTCATGAGTTTGTATGAAGCAGTCGATGCTGATGTGAATGTTGTTGACTGCAACGTGGAGGAATGATATAATATGATCAATGCCTGGTCTCTACTTTACGACGCTATGGAATCACTTGAACCTGAAGAGAAGATCTGGAAAGATCTTGACGATCGGTATGAAAAGTATCTGCAGGAGATGAACTCATATGACTTGAACATCAAACCTGCTAAAGATTACGCAATCAAACCGACAAAGCAACCTCCAAGTAATTGGAAGTATGGTGAAGATAAAACAATCAAGGAGATTGAAGAATACATCTCCCGTACCTATAATGCACACTATTCATCTAAGATTCAAACCTTAGATCTTATTGAGTCTGTCGGTGATGCTGAAGCATTCTGCCGCAGTAATATCCTCAAGTATGCCTCTCGTTATGATAAGAAGGGGACTGCTAGAATGGATATCATGAAAATTATTCACTACGCAATTCTGCTTTATCATTTCTCCCTTGAAAACAGTGAAACTTCGACCCCCTATGAAACTTTCTGATAAGACCCTAACTCTGCTGAAGAACTTCTCTTCGATCAATCAATCCATTCTGATTAAGCAGGGGTCTAAACTTCGCACTATCAGTGTGATGAAGAACATCCTTGCTGAAGCAGATGTTCCAGAAGAATTTGATCGTGAGTTTGCAATCTATGATCTGGGACAATTCCTGAACGGACTGTCTCTCCTTCAGAATCCTGAACTGGATTTTACCAATGACTCCTATGTGGTCATCAAAGAAGGTAGGACCCGTGCAAAGTTTGCCTTTGCAGATCCTAACGTGATTGTTGCACCTCCTGAGAAGCCAATCAATTTGCCTTCTACAGACATCAACTTCCAACTGGAAAGTACCAAACTGGATCAACTGCTGAAAGCAGCACAGGTTTATCAACTTCCTGATCTTGCCGTTCTTGGTGAGGCAGGTGTGATCAAACTGGTTGTTCGTGATAAGAAGAACGATAACTCTAACCAGTTCGAGATTGTTGTTGGTGAGACTGAGAAAGAGTTTACTTTCAACTTCAAGGTTGAGAACATCAAGATTGTTCCTGGTTCCTATGATGTTGTGATCTCAAGTAAACTTCTGTCTAAGTTTACCAATACTTCTTTCAATCTCGATTATTATATTGCTCTGGAACCTGACTCTACCTTTGGTTGATAATGCGTGATGAATTCCTTTGGGTTGAAAAATATCGACCCAAAACTATTGAAGACTGTATCCTCCCTGAGGAAACAAAACTAACATTTCAGCAGTTCCTAGATAAGGGTGAGATTCCTAATCTCCTCTTGTCTGGTCCTCCTGGCATTGGTAAAACTACCATTGCTAGAGCACTGTGTGAACAACTAAAATGCGACTACATTATTATTAACGGATCCGATGAAGGACGATTTCTTGACACGGTGCGAAATCAAGCAAAGAACTTTGCTTCGACCGTATCACTTTCTGCAGATGCAAAACACAAAGTCATCATTATTGACGAAGCTGACAACACGACCCACGACGTACAACTCCTCCTACGGGCGAATATTGAGGCATTTTATAACAACTGCCGATTCATCTTCACCTGCAACTTCAAGAACAAAATCATCGAGCCCCTCCACTCAAGATGCGCCGTTGTTGAATTTGGAATCAATGGAAAGCACAAACCCACAATCGCTGCTGCTTTCTTCAAACGACTTAACAGTATCCTGGACAATGAGGGGGTTGAGGCTGATCCGAAAGTTCTTGCGACTCTGATCAACAAACACTTTCCTGATTGGAGGAGAGTTCTCAATGAGTGTCAACGGTATTCTGTAGGTGGCAAGATCGATGCTGCCATTCTTGCAACGTTCTCTGACGTATCTGTAAATGATCTCATCAAAAATCTCAAGACTAAAAAGTTTGCTGAAGTCCGCAAGTGGGTGGTCGATAACTTGGATAATGATCCTAGTGTACTTCTGCGCCGTGTGTATGATGCTCTTTATGGCACCCTTGAGGGTCCTAGCATTGCTGCTGCTGTCCTCATTATTGCTAAGTATCAGTATCAAATTGCATTCGTAGCAGATCAGGAGATCAATCTCCTAGCAGCATTAACTGAAATTATGGTGGAGTGTGAATTCAAATGAATGTAAAACTAATTCGTGTCGTAACTGGTGAAGAAGTCATTGCAGAGGTTCTCTCTGAAACTGATGACACCATTACTGTAAAGAACGGTCTTGTCGTTCTTCCTAATGGTCAGAGTATTGGATTTGCTCCATGGGCTACTGTTATCAGTAAGGAAGAACCTGAGATCACTATGTCTCGCAAACATGTCGTCTATGTGGCAGAAGTGCAAGATAGTGTATCTAAAAAATATAAAGAAATGTTTGGTAATATCATTACCCCAGACGAAAAAAAGTTGATTCTGTGACCACCATCCCCTCTGTAATTGGACTAACCATGATCGCAGGATACTGGTTATCCATGTTTGGAATGGTGGTCAATGCCTATTTGCATTTTAATACGATGGAAGATTTAACACCTGATAGAGTTACCCTTCTTTCTCTTTTGGAAAAAGCACAGATAGAGGTGGTTGAGAATGCATCCATGTGCTGGCAACGACAGAATCAGTTTGCTGGATTTACTCTTTCCAATCCAACAACACAAGTCATTACAGTTATTATCTGCACCGATGCCATTAGGAAACACTTTCCCAATAAGGTAAGATCTGCTATTGAGGTTAACCGAACCGTGGATCATGAAGCACTTCATGCTGCTCAGTTCTGTAAGCATGATTATCATCCTGGGTCAGTGGCAGATGATTGGACTGTCGATAATGAGGAAGAGGCGTTATACTATGAAGACAAACCCATGCAGGTGGGGGAGAAACTTATTGAATTCTGCTTTTGATTATGAAAATTACTGACGAGATTATTAAAGAAGTTGAGTGCATGCTTGATATGCGCAAGAAGAATGGTGAAGAGATTTGGCCAGATGGCACAGAACTAGAGTTCAAGATCCCTGGCACCTTTGCTGCTGATAAGTTCATTGTGATCAAGAGGAAAGAACCACGGGTAGAGAGCAATCCTGATCCTAATCTCAAAGCACATCATTCATGAAATGTCCATTGAAAACCCCACTCAGGTATCCTGGTGGCAAGTCAAAGGCAATCACCACTCTATCGAAGTGGTTGCCTTCTGATATCAAACACTATAGGGAACCATTTATTGGTGGTGGATCAATGGCAATCTACGTTGCTCAGGCATATCCATCTACTGATATATGGATCAATGATCTCTATGTTCCTCTGTACAACTTCTGGGTGCAGTTGAGGGACAATGGTGAGGAATTGTCTGACAGGATCTATGAGATCAAGTCTAAGATCAAAGGTGATGACGATGCACACAAGCAACTCTTCACAGAGATTGCTGAGTCTATTGATAGTCAGACTGGTATTGATCAGGCAGTAAGTTTCTTTATCATGAACAAGTGCTCTTACTCTGGTCTTACCCAGAACAGCACATTCTCTGTGACTGCTTCTCGTTCTAACTTCTCTCTTGTCGGTGCTGAGAAACTGAAGAAGTTCTCTGCCTTGATTAAGAACTGGAAGATCACGAATATTGATTACTCAGAACTCCTAAAAGGACAGGCAAAAAAGACTTTCGTTTTTCTTGACCCTCCTTATGACATCAAGGACTTCTTGTACGGTAAGGACCGTGAGATGCATCGTGGATTCGATCATGATATTTTTGCCAAGAAAGTCTATAAGACAAAGCATCAGTTTATGATCACATACAATGTTAACGATCGTCTGCTTGACCTCTACAAGGACTATGACTGCCGTGAGTTTGATCTTAGATACTCTATGGTTCATCGTGGTGACAAAGGCACCAAGGACAATGTGAAGAAGGAATTGTTGGTAACTAACTATAAAGTAGAAAACAATCTGGAAGGATTCTTCTCATGAAGATGGAAGTAAAACTGTACGTAGCAGGAACTGTATTCACAGAACAAGTCATTGCTCGTGACTATAAGGAGGCAAAGGAAGTTGCTCTTGCCAGGAATCCTAATGCAACTGTTATTGGTGTTAATGCTGTATTCAAATAATGGAACTGAAAGATTGGTTGAAGTCTATCAACGAGACTAAGCACAACATCCTTGATGAGGATCCGACAGAGAAATATCCTGCGTTCATTATCAACAAATGCCTGTCTGGGACTATAGATGCTTTGATGTTTGCCAATGAAATGAACAAGCATCATTCACTAGATCTTAAACTCCAATATGATTTTCTTCTAAATAGTTTACGAAAGAGAAAAAGATTCTCTCCCTGGCTTCGCAAGGAGAAAGTGAAAGATCTTGATGCTGTTAAATCTTATTATGGTTATAGTAATGAGAAGGCGCAGCAAGCACTTAAAATTCTAAACACAGAACAAATTGATTATATCAAGTCTAGACTTGATACTGGAGGAATGAAATGAGCGTCGTGCAAGAACCTGAAGTCAACTGGGATCCTAGCCAGATGGTTGAGGTTGTCCTATCTGAACCAGATGATTTTCTAAAGGTTCGTGAAACACTCACAAGAATTGGTGTTGCTTCTCGTAAAGAAAAGAAGTTGTATCAGTCATGTCATATCTTGCACAAGCAAGGTAAGTATTACATCGTTCACTTCAAAGAACTATTTGCTCTAGATGGCAAGAGAGCAAATCTGACTGTCAATGATGTTCAACGTAGAAACAGAATTGTACAGTTACTTGCGGACTGGGGTCTAATCGAGATTGTTGATTCTACTACAATTTCGGATATTGCACCTCTTAATCAAATTAAGGTATTGTCATTTAAAGATAAGGGACTATGGGTGCTTGAGACCAAATATAATATTGGTCGGAAGAAGACCCAAGAAGAAGGTTGATCATGCTATAATGGATTGGTAAAGACATCCGATCCATGATCGAAATCGACTACACCAAAGTTTATAAGTTTGACCTAACTGGTAAGGTTACTTTCTGGGAACTTCCTGTTGAAGAAGTATATGAACTCTTCAAAGATGGTCGCACATCATCACGTTTTTTAGAAAGAAAAGTTCCTTATTTGTTTAAAGCATTTAAATATGTTGACGAAAAGGGATATGATTGGTTGCGTGAATTGCTCAACAAAGTAGAAGGTAAATGTGTTACCCGGAATGGGTGCAATTTTGCTCCATCTGCTATGGTTGGATCAGGTAGAAAGGTCAAACCTGATAAAGTAAAGCAGCATATTGAAGATAATAATCTTGACTACATCCTTATGGACGTTGTAGAATTTCCTATCGTTCATATGCGATTTGTGAAAGGTAGTGATCTGATTACTACTCATCCTAACTGCAAGATTACTAAAGCCAAAAAGTGGCGCAGCAAGTATTTTGATGTATGATTTATCTTGAAGATTGCTTAGATGGTATGAAAAAACTGGAGGACGGTAGCATTGATGCTATCGTCACATCTCCACCGTACAATCTAGACATAAAATACGGTAGTTATGCTGA